TACAAAACACTTTATAATATAAACCATTTTCAAAACTTTCTAATATATAACATTTACCCAAAGAACCGATAATAACTTCTTCATTAATGTTAAAATATCTTGTCGGTTTATTAATATGCTTTAAATCATAATTCATTCTTTTTATTTGATCAGATTCAATTGTTTCTTGTTGTTTTTCTTTTGATATTTTCTTTCTCATAAAAGCAATCCTTTGAATTTTCTATAATATGTAATTGCTTCGTTTAACACTTCTTCAAAATTTGTTTTGCCACCAATATGATAAATTTCTTGTTGCTGAGTAATTACATTTGCATAATATAATTTATCAGTATCATTTTCCATAAAAATACCAAAACCATTTGTTGCACTACCAAAATAAAATGTTTTTTGTGTGGTATTATATATTAATTTTACATTTAACATAATTAACATTTTGTATTTTTAATTGTTATTTTTAATGCATCTGAAAATTTTTCAGAATATAGTTTAATTTGTTCAAAATCTAAATCAGAATAACCATCATCAAATAAATAAATTTGATTTTCTGCTCTTATTAACGCATCTGATAATAAAGATTTAGATAGAATTGGAAGTTCAGCAACTCTATTATGATATATTGTTTCAACAAGTTTAAAATTATTATTCATTATTTACTCCAATTTAAATTTTTTATAGGCCATTCTTTAACTGTCAATGCATTTAAAAATTTTGTATAAAATAAATAAGTAATTTGATATGAATATTTTTTAGAAACATTAAATCTAATAGAAAAAAGATCTACTACTTTTGAATGCGAATAACCAATAAGAAACTTTGATTTTAAAAATTTTTTATAATAATTATATGTTTTTTGTTTTTTCATATTTTTATTATTCTTTTTGTTATTTAATCTTAATTAATATAAACAATTAAATTGTAAAAGTAAATACTTTTTTTAATTATTTTAATATTGTTCTATTATATAATAAAATATAGCCTTTTCTAAGTACATTTTTAATATTTATAATATATAAATACAATAAAATGTTATAGAATAGCAGTTAAATTGATTGGAATTTATATTCTATAATATTAAAAGTTCTAATAATGTTTCATACCTAATTGGAGGTATATATTTCAAAATATTAGATATTTAGGAGAAAATTAGTGGCAGTACTAGTATCACCATCAGTAAATACAATAGAACAAGATTTATCATTTGTTCCAGCAGGACTTGCTCAAATTGGTGGGGCAATAATAGGTTTAACAAAAAAAGGGCCTGCGTTTCAACCAACAAAAATTGCTACATATGGAGACTTTGTTACAAAGTTTGGTGGCAAATCTACAAAGTTATATGTTCCATATACAGCAGAACAATATTTAAAAAACTCTTCAGTTCTTAATGTAGTAAGAGTTTTATCAACACAAACATCAACAGATGTTGGTGCAGCTTTAGTTTTAGCATTTCCAGCAAATGGAAGTTCTGCTAACTCAGTATTTACTTCTTCAAACACAGCTCTTGCAGTATTAAGATCAAGAGGTAGTTTATCACAATGCGGTATTTCTGGAACAAGCAGCAGCTTTACATTAGTTATAAATAGTGCTACAGCATCAAATCTTTCTTTAGACAAAGCATCACCAAATTATATTGGAAAACTTTTAGGAACAGATCCATTTTCAGCTAAATCGGGAGATGCATTAACAGGTGTTTATGTTGAAAGCACTTTTGATTATGCTTATTTTGTTTCAGGTGCAATAACAGGTCAACCAACAGCAGTTTCACCATCTGCTAATACAAATTACTCAACGGGTGTTGGTGGATTTACTCAAGGTCAAACACCAGTTATAGTTTCACAAAATTATAATGGAGCTGTCTATGATTTATTTAAATTTGATACATTAGGTGATGGTAATTCAGAAAATACAAATGTTAAAATTTCAATTGATGTACCTTCTTCACAAATCGGTATATCAGCGTTTCCTACTTTCGTAATTTCAGTAAGATCTTATAATGCGACAGACATACAAGGAGGTGTGTTAGAATCATATACTGTCAACTTAGATCCTACATCACAATCATATATATTAAAAGTTATAGGTGATAGAACAAAAACATTTGATACTTCTATAGATCCACCAGAAGTTGTATTCAATGGAACATATGATAATAAATCAAAATATGTTAGAGTAACAGTTTATGATGGTTATCCAGCAAATGCAAGACCTTCTGGTTTCAAAGGAGTTCCTGCAATGCAAGCTGGTCCATATTTTCCAATTCCAATAAAAGGAAATAACCTTGGTAATTCAGGTTCTTTAGATACAAGATTTTATATGGGATTTGATTCAACACAATATTCAGCTGCAGATAGACTTGGATTTTTAGTATCAGGTATTTCAGCAGCAACAACAAATATTGCAAAGGGTGTTTTAATTTCAGCATCGGCAACAGAATATTCAGCTGCAGCAGCTTCAACAGCATCATTAACTTCTAATTATACAATTTATGATGTTTCAGTTTCAGGTGCTTTATCAGCTACAACATATAATAAAATTGCTTTAACAGTACCATTTTATGGTGCATGGGATGGAATTGATGAAAGAAAAGATTTATTACAAATAATCAATGATGGAACTTTATCTGCAGATTTTGTAAATGCAATAAAAATTCTTTCAAATCCAGACGAAATAGATTTTAATCTTTTAACTATCCCAGGTGTTATTGCTGGTATAACAACAAATGGTTCAATACCTTCAAGAGCAATAGAAATGGTTGAAACAAGAGGAGATGCTTTCTATATCATGGATATGGGAACAAGTGAAATATCAACAACAACAGGAACTGTATTAAATCTTTCAGTAAGTCAGATAGTAGAAACAGCAAAAGGATATGATACTTCTTATGCAGCTTCATATTATCCAGCACAAAGAATTCAAGATTCTGAAAATGGAGTTTCTGTTTGGGTTCCACCTTCAGTTGTTATGATGGGAGCTTATTCATTTAATGATAGAGTTGGTGAACCTTGGTTTTCACCTGCAGGTTTAAATAGAGGTGTATTAAATTCAATTGAAGCAAGAAAAAGATTAACAGGTCCTCAAAGAGACACTTTACATTTAGGAAATGTTAATGCAATTGCAACATTTGTTGGACAAGGAATAGTTTCATGGGCTCAAAATACATTGCAAATAAAAGCTTCAGCTTTAGATAGAGTTAATGTTAGAAGATTATTAATTTATGCTAAGAAAACAATATCTTCAGTTGCAAGATTCTTTGTATTCGAACCCAATGATGCAAAAACAAGAACAAATCTTTTAAATGCTATTAATCCAATATTAGCTAGAATTCAAAAACTACAAGGATTAACAGAGTTTAGAGTTGTAATTGATGATACAAACAATACAGCAGCAGATGTTGATAGAAATATTCTTAATGGTCAAATATTGTTAATACCTACAAAATCAGCAGAAGTGCTAAATTTTACTTTTACTATATTAAATACTGGAGAATCTTTATTCCAAGACTAAGTTATTCTATAATATAGACAGTTTCAAAATAATGGTTGATAGAAGAAATTTTATCAACCATTATAGTTTATATTGATTTTATTGGTTGTTTTTAATATAAAAAATATTAAAAAAAAGTATTTACTTTTACAATTTAATTGTTTATATTAATTAAGATTAAATAACAAATAATTAAGGAGATAAGATGAAAATAGATATTGTTGATCTCAAACAATTTACTCCATTGCAAATCATTTATATTCAGTATTTAGCAAAAACTGCTGATGAAAGAAAAACTCTTATCAACGAACTGGAATCAAGAGCAAAACAAATTTTAAGAGAAGGATATAAAAATATCACATTTGGAACTTTTTGTCCTCCTCTTAAGGATGTTATTCTCCTTGCTGTAAATCTTAATGTATATAAAACAACAACAAAAAAACCTGACTGTATAGCTGAATATATTCAATAAACAATAAAAGATAATTTTTATTGGAGAATTAAATTTATGAATAAAGAATTAGCAAAAAAGATTGATAATGAATGTGAATTTGCATTAAAAGTAATAGCTGAAAAATATAATTTAAAACTTATACCAAGAGGTGGAAAATATACAAGTCATGATTTAAAAATAGGTTTCATTTTTGATGAGCCAATAAATATTATTGATAAACCTTTACACAAATATTCAACAAAACCATTAACAGATATAGATATTAAAAATGGTTTTGCACAAAGAGGTGTAAAAATAAAACTTAATACTGGTGAAACAGCAATTATTGTTAATACAAAAAGAAAAAAATATGTAATAGAAATTAATGGTAAACAGTATTTAGCGCCATTTTCTATTTGTTCACTTTCATAATATTTTATTTATTTAAGGATAAAAATGGAACTTAATGTTAAAAAAGATTATGTGAATTTAGGAGATGTTATTAGAAAAGTATCTGGAATGCAATGTCAATATGGTTCCAGATACTTTTGTAAAAATTGGTCTAATGAATATAAATATTTAGGTGATGGTCTTAGAATTATAGGTACATCTAAAGATTATCATTTTATGCAAATTCACAAAGATGATGTTGAAGAAGCAACTAAAAGATTAAAACAACAATTAAATATAAAATAAGGAATTTTATGAAAAATCTTAATAGAAATAATTTAAGTGCTTTTTTTATGATTATTGGTAATTTTTTTGCTTTTTTATTAATTTTTTATACAGCTTTTACTACAGAAAACGAACAGGGATTATACATTATTCCTGTAATAGTTTCAAATATTTTACATTTTGTATCATCAATAAAAATAAAATAAAAGGAAAATTCTATGGTAAATATATTTGAAATAATTGGTAGATTAATGTTTTATGAAAATCATATTAAATGTGAAATAATAAAAAGCGGTATTGTTAAATTTAGAGCAGAATATGATAGTAAAAAAATATATTATATTTTATATTTTGCTCAAAAAGAATATGAAATAGTAAAAAATAATACTGATGCTATTTCAACTAAAGATTTTCATACTGCAATGAAATCTTATGGATTAACAGAAAGAATAAAGCAATGAAAATAAAATTAACATTTGGGGAAATATTAAATGCTCCAAGAATTGGTTCTTGGGATAGATTTTGTAAAAAACATGATTATAATGTATATATGATAAATGAAGGTTTAGCTAATTCAGAAGATGAAATAGAAATAACGACTGAAGAAGCTAAAGAATATGGATTAATTAAAGGAAATAATTTTTATGAGAAACTTTGAATTAAAACATGTTATATTAAGCAATGAATATCGCAAAAAATGGAATGTTCATAGTTTAAATGATTTTTATTTTTTAATAAAAAACGGTGAAAGAATTAATGATACTCTTTACAGAAAGGGTGGTCTTGGTGATATTGATACAAAAGATGATTATTTTTTAATATTAAAACACACCGAAGCATTTTATAGTGATGATATTACAACAGATGAGACTAGAAAAAGATATCTTAAATCTCAATGGTGTATAATTGACAAAGATGGTAATGAAAAAGTTATATTTGACAATTTTGTAACCCCATATTTATCTGGTGGGCAAATATATTCTGTTGATCATAAATATTATAATATTGAAACTGGTTATTTTTATGGTTATTCATATGGTACAATATCTTCAGATACATTTATTTTTTTTATCAATAATACACTAGAAAAAGATAAAACAAAACGTGGTGTTATAAAGATCAATAAATTCGATGGAACTTTTGAATTATTTCAATAATTAATTTTATGATACGTCAAATTGAATATCTCAAAGAAGAGTTTTTATTTAAAATTTTTAAAAAAGAATATTCTTCTATAACTAAAGTCATGAATATTGCTATTTGTGACACATTTGAGCAAATTATATTAAATTAAATTTATGAAACTTATAATGCTTTATTTATCAGGTGATGGTGTTACATATAATACTGAAAAAATACTTCCTTTAGAATATGAATCTAAAGAAAAAGCTGAGCATGATTTTCTTTGTGAAGTAGAAAAAGCAAAGAAAGAACACAACGTTGTTAAATTTTTAAATGAAGAATTTTATATAAATGATTATTTTTTTATTGAAAATAATAAAGAAGTTTATTATGGGCCACAATTTTTTACATTAGAAGAATGGTTTGAGAAGTGTAAAATAAATCCTAAAAATAAAAAGGAAAATTAATCATGCATAATGAAAATATTGGAAGAAAATTAGTTCTTTGGTTTACAGAATATAGTAATGAAGCATATACAGACCAAATGGGTATTAAACACCCAGGATATATTGTAAAAGAACAAATACCGGTAACTATTATTAAAGTTAAAAAAGTACCATATTTATTTGGCGATGGATATGGTGAAGGTTGGTTAGCAAAATCTGACACAGGAGAAGAATTTACTTGTAATTGGAATAGATTTCCAGATGATTCAATGACACCGACATATTATTGGGATGTAAAAAAAGACCATAGAGGTTTATGGGAACCTGTTGATGCTATACAAACACAAGGTTGGTACCCACATGTAGACGAAAAAGGAAATCAATGTATACCAATAAACAGTGTTTTTTGTAAAAACCATAATATTACTTATTTAAAAGATGGTGAATGTTGGAAATGTAAACATAACTTATAAGGATTAAAAATATGCATGATGAACTTGGTCGCAGAATGAAAGAGTATTATGAAAATCGTACAAGATTTTCATTACAAAGAAGAACTTATACTATTATTAGAATTGATGGTAAAGCTTTTCATTCATATACAAAAAAACTTAAAATAAAATATCAAACTCTATGAAAATTGCACATAGAGAAAATAGAGCAAATAATTGGCAAGATAGTAAACAAAATATCAATGAATCTTATCCTGAAACGTTTTTTAAAGAAGTTATAAAAAATAATTTTATTGACAAAAATTATATATATCAATTTAGATTTAATAGATTTTCTATAGATTTTGCATGGGAAGAAAAGAAATTAGCCATTGAAATTGATGGTTCACAACATGAAAGATATTTAACGCAAATAAAAAATGATAAACAAAAAGAAAAATTATTAAAAAAACATGGGTGGAAATTATTAAGAATTAAATGGAAAGATATGTTTAATAATCCAAAAAAATGGATAAATATTGCTAAAGATTTTATAGATTAAAATTGTTTACAAGATGATATATTTTAATTTTATTATATAAAATAAAAGGTTTTAAAGTATGTAGAAATAATTGAATTAGTTTAAAATGGCTATTATGTGAATTGAATTTCATATAATAGCCATTTTTATTTATAAAATGCACAATTTATTATGATTATTGATGAATTGTGCATTTTTTATTTTAAATCAAAATTTTGACATTTTTAATATTTATTAATATATAATAACAGTTTTTAAATATTAGAAATTATTAGGAGAAATAAAATGCCAGAAGTTTTAAGCGTAGATCAATTAATATCTCAAGAAGCTGAACCTACACGTCAGTTTAGATGGATTATTTCAGTTGAAGGTATTGATGCTTATACAGCATTATCAACACAGTTACCAAGTGGACAATTTGGTGAAATAGAAGTTCCTTTTATAAATACTAGAAGATATCTTTCTGGTAAATGGTCACCAAATGAATTGCCTATGAAACTATGGAATCCAATTCAACCATCTGCTGCACAAAAAGTACAGGAGTGGATTAGAACAAATTATGAACAACAAACTGGTAGAATGGGATATGCAGATTTTTATAAAAAAGATATTACTTTAAAATTATTAGATGGACCTGGTGGTGTTGCTAGTTCTTGGACATTAAAAGGTGCATGGATAAAAACAGTTAATTTTGGAACATTGGATTATACAAGTGAAGCGATGGTTGAAATTGACATTTCAATTCGTTATGACACTTATGTGTTAAGTTTTTAATAAAAATTAAAAAAGAGGTATAAATGATAAATCAACAACCAACTATTGAAAAACAGGAAATTTTATATACACCTGTTACTATGAATGCTCCACTTCCTAGTTTAGGAAAAATTTATTCTGAAGATTCACCATTACATAATAAAGAATATGTGACAATAAAAGAAATGTCTGGTGTAGAAGAAGATATATTAACATCAGCAAATCTTATACGTACAGGAAAAGTCATAGATATGGTTTTAAAAAATTGTATTTTAGAAAAAAATATTAATATTGATGATATGATATTAGGCGATAGAAACTCTATTATTATAACATTAATGTTAGCTTCCTATGGTTCTTCTTATAAGGCTGATATTATTTGTTCGAACTGTGAAGAAAAAAATAAAGAATATGAATTTAAAGTTGCGGATTTGCCTATAAAAAATTTAGAAGTTGAACCTACAATGCCTGGCAAAAATGAGTTTTCTTTTACTTTACCAAAATCTAAATTAGATATAAAATTTAGATTATTAAATCATGGTATAGATAAAGAAATAAAAGAAACAGTTGATAGATTAAAAAGCTTTGTTAAAGATAACAAAGAAAAATATTCTACAACAAGATTGAAATATGAAATTATTTCAATAAATGGTATTACTGATAAAAATAAAATAAATTCTATTATCGATACTGGACAAATACCAATACAAGACAGTATAGCAATAAGAGAGTATATTGATTTTATCTCACCCGATATTATTACAAAACAAGAATTTAAATGTAAGTCTTGTAACAATACTGAATTAGTTAAAATACCTATAACGTTTGAGTTTTTTTGGCGTACAGGGAGATAGTAAGGTAAAAGAAAGACTTTTAGAGGAAATATTCCTTTTGATATACACTACCCATATATCTTATACTGAAAGTTTTTTATTACCAGTTTCATATAGAAAATGGTTTGTTAATCGTGTTATAAAACAAAAACAAGCAGAAAATCCTAAAAAATAAATGTCAGTATTATCATATATATTAAATTCTATTTTACAATATGCTGTTAAAAAAGAATTAGACAACGATCCAGAGTTTAATAAATTAGTAGATAAATACTCTTCAAATTTTAAAAAAATGTCAAATGAATTAGATGCTTTAATTAAAAAAAGAGATGAAGATATTAAAAAATATAAATAATTATGGCAACAAGATCTATAGACGATTTAGACATAGAAGATGAAGATGATGATGATCTTGGGCCATCTGGTGCGATATATTTAAAAGCTGATAGATTAAAAGCAAAAAAAGCTGTAGAATCTTTCATTTTAAAAATGAATATGCAGAACACTTCTCTTGATTCTATTCTTAAAATCCAAAAAACAATAGAAAAATCATATAATACTATAATACGAAAAGGTGTTATAGCAGAAGAGGGCTTGCGTAAAAAAATAAATATTCAATTACAAGAATATTTAAAAAAGGGATTTGATATAAATAAATTAACGACTGATATAGAATCACGTCTAGCTTTTGATTTAAAGGTGATTGAAAGTCAAAAAAATCTTAGTAAAAAAAGAAAAGAAGAATTTGAAACTATTATTATAAATCAATATAATGTTGATAAAAAAATACTAGATAATAAGAGAAAAATAAATGAATCATTAGACAGAGTTTTGGACAAAATACCAAGTTTAGGTGGCTTTGGTGATTCTATAAAAGAAAAAATTTCTAAAAGAAAAGATTCTGCTATTGCTGGTATGGATTCTGGTAAAACAAATGTATTAACAAAAATTATGGATAAGCTTGGCAAATTTCCTTTAATAATTGGTGGTATTGCAGCTGCAATAGGTTTTATAATATCGAGATTGTTTAGTCTTGTTAGTGCTGAAATAGCTTTAAATTCTCAACTAACAAAAGAAACTGGCCTTAGAGCATCTGGTGCTGCTAAAATACAGGGGCAAGTAAGCGGTGCAAGAGAAAAATTAAAAGTGTTTTATGGTGGTGATACTGAAGAAGCGCAAAAAAAGGTTATTGAAGCTACTGGATCTTTACTTAAAGAATTTGGACATGTTTCTTATATAACAAAAGAGCGAATTGTTGATATAGTTTCACTTTCTGAAAAATTAGGTATATCAACAAGAGAATCTGCAAAATATTTTTCTGTTTTAACACAATCACTTGGTATGGGTGATGAACAGATTAAATCTTTTGGAAATTCATTAGAAAGATTAACAAAAGATTCTGGACAATCTTTAGCTGATGTTACACAGGATATTGCTGACTCGTCAGAGTTTGCAGCAATATATGGAAGTAGATTTGGCAATTCATTAGCAAAAGCTGCTGTTACAGCAAAATCAATAGGTTCAAGTTTAAAAGAAGTTGGAGATTTTTCTCAAAAATTTACAACAATTGATAGTGCATTTGAAAACATAAGAGACTTAAATATTCTTTTAGGTAAAAAATATAATGCATTCCAATTTATTGCAACATCAAGAAGAGGTGGTTCAGAACAACAAGCAGAACAATTAAAGAAAATCTTAAATGACGTTAATGAAGCCAGAAAGATGGGCAATGATATTACACAAGATTCTTATAATTTACAAAAATTAGCTAATATTGTAACTAATGGTGATGTTGCATCTCTTACAAAGAAATTAAATTTAATGAAAGAAGGTAAAACAATTGAGCAAGCTGAAGCTGCAATTAGAAAAGAAAAACAAAGAGAACAAAAAAGAATAAAGACATTATCATCATACGCAGAAAGTTTAGGTATTACAGAGTTAAAAACACCACAAGAACTTATTTTGGCTAAAATATTAGAAGCAATAGATAAATTTTTAATACCAGTTGCAATAAAAATAGCAGAATATACATTTAAAGGTATGATGTTTTTATCTCAAATGATAGACAATTTTGATATTAAAAAAATTGTTGCTACTGGTCTTATATCATCTGGAAATGCAGCTTTAGGTTCATCACTATTTTCATCATCAATAAACGAAAATAGTGATGCTTTTTCTAAAGCTTTTGGTAATGAAATAAAATCAGGTGGAGAAATGTATGAAAAATTAAATAAAAAAGCTTTAGGTGGTATTATTTCTTCACCACATATTGCTGGTGAAGCTGGCCCAGAAGCAATATTACCATTAACTGGTCCCGGTAAAGAATCATTTACAAAACCATTTTTAGATAAAAATAGTGGAGATTCAGAAATATCAAAACAATTAAAAGAATTAAATAATAATATAAAAGCTTTATTAAATAAAAAATCTGTTATAGAAAATAAAGTATACATGGACACAAGAATGGTTGCGAAATCTTTAACAGAAGCAGCTTTAATAGCATCATAATAAAATGGCAGAATATAATCCAAATATCGATTTAATATTTGAAAAATATAAAACATTAAATATGTTTATAACAGACAATTATAGTGAAAATAAACCATCAAATATAACAAATGATTCAAATAAAATATTAGACAATTATGATGAAAAAATATCAAAAATTGATACAGCAACTCTTGGAACAATTATTAATAAAAATAAATTTACTCCAGATAAACCATTTAGAACTGATTTTTTTAGTGCTAATAAGCAACAAGCAGAATTAGCTATTGAAACACAAAGAAAAGAACCAGCAAAGGTAAATAATTTTATTTTAAACCAACAGCTGTTAGCAGCAATGGATAAAGGTATTAATATAATCAATCCTTTATTATTAACAAATGCTATACCAGGTGAAGGTATATTAACAACAAAAATTGGATATCCGCAAATAGGATATGAATCAATAGTTAATAGAATAGATAATGGTCCAGTTGATAAAACAAAAAGATTATTAGCTTCAAACAATGATTTAATATTGGGACAAGAAGAAGGTATTAAATTATCTTCAATAAGAACTATTGGTGATTTAATAAATAAAGGTTCTGCTGCATTAGTTAACTTATTTTCAACACAAATAAAGAAAAATAATGTTGTATTAAAAGCAACAGAAGCTACATTTGAAAAAAGATTAGACCAAAATGATTTAACACCAAAAAACGGTAATTCTGAGTATGATGTTTATAGTGCAGTATATGCAAGAAAATATATTTCTAATATATCACAGAAAGTTTTAAGTGATGGCTTTTCACCAATTACACAAGCATCAAATAGCCCAAAATTATTGAGTACTGATACAAATGCTCTTTTTGGTTTAGAAGATATATTTAAAAATAATGCGTTAAAAGATAATACATTAAATAATTTAAATTATGATGGTGAACAATACGAACCAGATCTTGATGTTAAAATATTTTCAAATGAAGAACCTAAAAAAATATTATTTCCATTTTATATGGAATCTTTGAACTCTCTTCAAGATGATACAGAAAAATTTATAACATTTCAGGCAACATTCTCTAATTTAAAAGAAAAGTATTCGCCACAGTGGTCTGATCAAAACTATTTTGGAAGAAACACTAATCCAAAATTATATTCAAACACCACAAGAACTTTAAATTTTGATTTTGTTATATGGTCTAAAAATAGATTTGATATTGCATTAATAAAACAAAGAGTTAATTGGTTAATAAAACATTGTTATCCAAAATATATAACTGTTGGTGATGATGAAAAAATTAAAATATTATCAGAAGGTCCAGTAATATCAATAACTATTGGTGATATTTTTAAAAACGTATCTGGTATTATAACAGATTTAGATATAGATTGGGATATGGAAGGTAATAATAGATGGGAGCTTTCAGAATCCGTTATAATGTTACAAATGGTTAAAATAACAATATCGTTTGAAGCAATATTTAACAAATTTATGGAAAACAAAGATGTACAAAATAGTGTAGATGTAAATCAAAATATATCATCAGATTTTTATCCAGCAATTAATATAAATAATTTGAAAAAGAGAAAATTTAAATTTAATGTACAAGACGAAGATGCATTGTCTGATACAATACCATCTAACTTTGGTTAAAATAAATGAAAAATAGATATTCAAATTTAAATATAATAAATAAAAAATTTATAGAAACATTTCCAGCTATAAATTATAAATCACTACAGAGAAGTGATGATATTTTATTAAAAATAAAATCTGGTATTAGAATAGACCAATTAGCACAACAATATTTGGGTGATGGTAAATTATGGTGGATCGTTGTTTTAATAAATGGTGGTTCAACACCATTTGATGATAAATTTTTACCAGGAAAAATTATAAGAATACCAAGAAATATAAACAATATATTAGAAAAAATTAAATAATTGGCAGAATTAGATCAAAATATTGTAACTGTTATAGAAGCTTGGAATGATAAACTTAAAATAAATTCACTTGATTTATCTAAATTTATTCCGATATGTGAACTTTTTTGTATTTCAAAAAACGATGTTTTTCCAAAAAATGTTGGTGATAAAGAAGAATTAAATGATTCAATATTAGTAAATATAAATGATGGAATTACAACAGAAAATACATATATAACACCTTTATTTAGTTTATTAAAAACACAGACACAAAACGAAAACAATCAATTAATAAACAAAAAAGGAGTTGCTGGAATAAATAATTGTAAAATTTCATATTTAGATGCAAATTTTGGTTCTTTAGAAGTGACACTGGTATTAACAATACCTGATATTAAAAATGAGTTATTAAAAAATCCTTTATTTAGAAAGTTTATAATTGTTAATAGAGATTATTTACTTTATTATGGTTGGGGTAGAAATAATTTTTCAAAATCAGATTTTAAAGAAGGAGATGAAATAGATTTAACAACTGTAAATGGATATAATAAATTTTTATATATAACATTACAAAGAATGGGAATGGAATCTGGTAATAATGGTGAAACAATTATTACAGCATCATTTTATTCAAAATCGTCTATAAATTTACTTAATTATAATACAAGAATTTATAATAATGAAATTAAAAATTTATTGTCAAAAAATGCTACAAGCAAAGATGATAAAAAATACCCAATTATGAATCTTATTAAAGAGAATAAATTTACTGGCGATTTAAAACAAAATGCTGGCATACCATTACAAAGAATTATATCAAAAAAAGATGGTGATGCAATAAAAAAAAATAAAGAGAATATAGAAAATTTGCAATATTATTATTTAGGTTGGGTTTTCCAAACAATAAGATATATAATTAATGAAAACAAAGAAATTGGAACAATAAATGATATTGAATTTCAAAATTTATTAAAACCATATACTATAAATTTAAAAGTATCAGAAGATAAAAAAACAACAGTTGCTAAAAATATAGTAAATATAGCTGAAATACCAATATTGGCAGATGAAATAGATAAAATATTATTTTTAGGAACATATAGTTTTAAACAGTTTTTAGTAAATATTTTAAGACATTGTGCTGAACTTACAAACTCTAATTTACAAATTAGGATTGAAAATAAAAAAATGATAGTTTTTGACCAAAATAAAAAGATATCAGAAACAAAAGAAAAAGAAAAAAGAATAGAAATACATTTTGGTTCAGAAAATTCACTGTTAGAAAGTTTAAGTTTTGGAACGTCTTTAGATAAAGATATGTTTTTTTCATTAAACACTTTTTTAAATAGTAATAAAGGACCTTCACAAATATATAATGTAGCAAAAGATTTAAGTAAAACAAAAGATTCTTATTTGGGAATGATTTATAAAGAATTTAGAGATTCTTTTCCAGATGAAAATATGTATCAATCTTATACTTTTAAAAATTATTTTAATTCAGGTAATATAGATGTCTCTAAAGCTTATGCAGAAATTCTTACTTCAGAGTCTAGTCCAGCTGGATTAATATTGAGAAATTATTTTAATGATATGACTTTTAATATACACGGTACTGTAGATATATCATCATTTTTTGAAATACATTTAAAAAATTATTTAGAAGGAATTGACGGAACATATGTTGTTAGAAATGTTACTGATGATTTAACACCAAAAAGTTTTCATACAATTTTAGAATGCAGTATGTTATCACCAGATAATATGTCAACATAAGGAATTTTAGTAATGGCTCAAACAAAAACACCATATTTTGGAAAACAAACAGAAGAAGCTATTGTAAGTTATATAAAATGTAAAAATGAACAAAGAAAAAAAGAAATTTTTATAATAAAAATAAAACCTGCATTTGATAAATTAGTTGAAAACATTATAAATTATAAAAGATTTAATTTTAAGGAATTGAATAACTATTATATATTACATGCTGAAGTATTATCACATTTATATGAAAAGCTGGGAGAATTCGACCATAAAAGAATTTCTGTAAAAACAAATGAAAAAGTAAAAGCATTTTCATTTTTCCAGACTGTTGCAAAAAACTTTTTGGTTCAAATGTCTATTTTAAAGAAAAAAGAGCAAAATATAATGATATCTGATTTTAAAAATGATTCAGAAAATGAATATCAAACGCAGGAATATTTAGACAATATAGAAGTTGAGAATGAAGATTCTGCCAATGAAACAAAAGAATTTTTAAAAGTTTTATCTGAAAATCTTAAAAAAACTGTAAATAAATATGATAACAAAAAAGATAAATCTGTATTAAATGCAATTATTTATTTCTTAGAAAACCCCAATATGAATATTTATAATAAAAAGCATTTATTTTTATTGCTAAGAGAATATACAGGTTTAAACAATAAAAAAATAAATAAAGTTCTTTCAGAAGTTAAAAAAGATTATTTAGAAATAAATAGAAAATACTATAATAATAAAATATAATGCGCAAAGATTTATCACAATTACAGAATAAAGATGTTACTTTTTTTAGATTATTATCTAAAAATTATAATAATGAGTTTGGTAATACTAAGCTCATTTATTCTGGTATTGTGGAAGATATTGACAGAATTGGAAATGATAATAGAGTAAGATTTAGTATACTTACAAGAATAATCGATATAGATCCAGTTGATACAGAATTTAAAGCTTTTAGATGGGTTAAACCATTATTGCCAATTCATATGATGTCAATACCAGAAATTGGTGAAGAGATTAATATAATATTGTCTGAAATTAATAGTTTAGAAAACATTTTTTGGATATCAAGAAATAGTACAAAAAATGTTTTAACAAGAACATTAATTGGTGAAGATATTATAGATGATGTTAACAAAAATGGCAATATTGATATTAAATATGGCGTTCAACGTGATTTAAAAAAAATAAAAGATATTGATGAAGAACCAGAGCATGAATATGAAATACCAGATGATAGAAATAAACCAGGTGATACTGTTTTATACGGAAGATCAAGTACACAAATAAGACAATCTTTTGATTCAATAACAAAAAAGGGTTATATAGAGTTAGTAACTGAAAAAGAAAATATAAAAGATTCTGAATTTTTTAAAGATGATTTTAATAAAATAAAAGGTAGTAGAATAATATTAGCAACTAATAGCAATATTGATTCTGATATTATAGAAAAAAATGGGTTAATTTTTCATGAAAAATATGGAAATAAAAATAATAACGAAGCTATTGGATTAATAGAAGCTGAGCAAATTAGATTAATATCTAGAAATGGTAGTAATGTAAATCATGCAGTTTTAGGTGAAGCTCAAGCCGAATGGTTAGAAAAAATAATAAAATTAGTAGAAACATTTATAGATAAGGTTGATGATTTAACTTCAAAAGTTCAAACAATAAACAGTGGAATACAATCACTAACTGTTGGTACTGCTGTTGGACCATCTACACCACCCATAAATTTACCAACTTTTGTGACAATAAGTCCAGAAATTGCTACTTTAAAAAATGAACTTTCAGATTTAAAAAACAATTTTGATAATGAAATCGCAACAATAATAGAACACCATTCAAAAACAATTGGGATAAATTAAATGCCATTAAATAAAGAAACATATATAAATTTAATTAGAGCAGGTTTTGATACAGCTAAAACAATTAATGGAAAACCAGAAGAACAAAGTAGAGCTATATATGAAGGTATAGCGGATGCTATAATACAAGCATTTCAGGATGCAGAAATACAAGGTTCTCAATTTACTGTTGCACCAGGAATACCAACAGCAGGTTCGCCAGCAGCACAGGTTACAACAGCTCCTGGTGCAGTTGTTGGTGTAGGGAAAATAATATAATATGGGTGATATACAATTTAAAATGCCTATGGAATTAGGTCCATCAAATTTTTTCTTAATGACAAAGACAGAAAAAGAAAAAATAAAAGAAAATATAAAATTTGTATTTGCTACAGATATTGGTGAAAGAGTAGTTAATACTAAAATAGGATCTAATTTTAGAAAAATTTTATTTGAAACAAAAAATGAAAGAACAGATAAAGAAATAGAAGATGAAGTCAATAGAATATTTAAGGATTATTTTCCAAATTTAACATTAAGACAGTTGACATTTAAGGTTCTTCCAGATAATATGTTACAAACAAACGTATTATCTATAAGTGTAGAATATTCAATAAATAATATTGAAGACTCTAGCGATAAACTTTCTATAGCAATAGCATAACAAAATGCCAAATATATTTAATCAAATAGAAAAACAAAGAGATATTAATTATTTTGCTCGTGATTTTTTTACACTAAAAGATAGTGCAATAAAATATTTACAGCAACAATTTCCAGATAGTTATAATGATTTTTCAGATATTTCTTCTGGTATAGCATTAATAGAATTAGTTGCTTATATTGGTGATATTTTAAATTTTTATTTAGATAAACAATTTCAAGAATTATTTTTATCAACAGCGCAAGAAGAAAAAAATATTATATCTCTTGCAAAAAATTTAGCATATAAACCAAGAGGCAAAGCAGCATCTGTTTCAAATAATGTTAAGTTTTCATTTAATTATACATTAACTGGTGCTGCATCTTCAAATCTAGAATTTATTTTAAGAAAAGGAACTAGAATTGGTACTGATAATGGTGTAACATTCGAGACAATAAATGATTTAGATACTTCTTTATCAGCAAATAGAACAACTGTTTTAGATACAGTAAATAATGTTGTAAGTGCATCTTTTACTGGTATTAAAATTGTTTCAGGTATTTCAAGAGAATTTTCTATTAATATAACACAGCCAACTCAATTTTTAAAAATAACATTACCTGATAAAGATATTTTAGAAATAATAAATGTTTCAGGTAGTGATGGAAATCTTTGGTATGAAGTTGATTATCTTGCACAAGAAAATATTTTTATGGGAACAATAAATGACACATCAACAAGCGGAGATGTACCATATGTATTGAGATTAAAAAGAGTACCAAGAAGATTTATTGTTGAAAGAGAATCTAATGGTGTTTCTTCTTTAAGATTTGGTAGTGGTATTATGACAACAACAGATGCAGAATTTATACCTAATCCAGAAGATTTTTTATTACCAACAACATTAAGAGGTACTGTTAGTAGCTTTAATGCAGCTTCAATAGACCCATATGATTTTATAAATACAAGAACTTTAGGAATGACACCACAGAATGTAACATTAACAATATCATATAGAACTGGTGGTGGTTTATCAAATAATGTCCCTACAAATTCTATAAATCAAATTTTATATAAATTAATAGATTATAAAGTAACTGGAAATGCATTAGAAAAAAATTTAATGGAAAATACATTTAAAGTTACTAACTTAGATATTTCTGCTGGTGGAGAAGAAGCAGAAACATTAGATGATATAAAATATAATGCTGGCGCTTTTTATGCATCACAAAATAGAATAGTAACTTTACAAGATTATGTTGTTAGGGCAATGACGTTACCAGCAAATTACGGTTCTGTTTTTAGAGCTACAGCATCAAAAGATTTAGATGATAAATTAGGTGTTAAATTGTCTGTTATAACAAGACAAGCAGATGGAACATTAACAGCATCATCTAGTTCATTAAAAATAAATGTAATAAATTATTTAAATCAATTTAAAAGTTGGTCTGAGAATTTAAATATTCAAGATGCAAGAATAGTTAATTTTTTAATAAATTTTTCAATAGTTACAGATAAAAAAACAAATAATTATGAAGTTTTATCTTCTTGTATTAAAAAATTAAAAGAATATTTTAATGTAAAAAAATGGAATATAGGTGATAGTATATCACAAAGCTTAGTTATAAACGAGCTACACAAAGTTGATGGTGTTATTGCAGTTCCTAATGTTAATTTTATAAACATTAATGGAACAATAAACAATAGAAGCTATAGTAATACAATTTATAATATACCATCACATACTAAAAATTTTATAATACAAGCAGAAAATGATTGTATTTTTGAATGTAGATACCCAGATTTTGATATTATGGGTTCTGTATTGTAAAATATGCTTTTAAAAACATGCTAAAACATTAACAATTTTATATGTTTTTAAATGAACTATTGCATTAGATGACGCTAGAAGTGTTTTTATTAAAAAGATATAGGAAACTACAATAAAATGTCATTTAGACGTTATACGTTAAATAAAACAGCAACAATCTCAACACTAGGGGTTAGCGGAAATGCTGGAGCATCAACATTACTTGTTGTTGGAGCACAATATGATGTTGATAAAAATAAAAAATATTTATACAGAATATTAGGGTCAATAGACACAAATGCTATTTCATCAGATATAGTAGATGGTAATGTAACTAATATTACAACAAATTCTAGTGCCTCTGCAATATTAAACATATTTAACATAAAAACATCAGAACCTAACGCGTATGAGTTTACAATAAATATTCTACCTTTAACAAAAATATGGTCTGAGGGTAGAGGAAATAAAATAGACACATTTACACAAGTTGGCTATGTAAGTTGGTTAAATGCATCTTCGACTGGGGCTTGGTCTCTATCTGGTGGTGACTTTATAATAGATTCAAATTCTGCTAGTCAATATTTTGAAACAGGATATGAAAATTTAACAGCTAACATAAAATCAGCAGTAAACAATTGGTTGAATGGTATATCTGCAAATAATGGATTTATAATTAAAGCAGATGGTATTGCAGAAGCATTAACTGGAACTACATCGACGAATACTCAATATTTTGGTAAATATTTTCTTTCAAGACATACAAATTACCAAACAAAATATCCATATTTAGAAATTTCATGGGATGGTGAAATTAGAGACTATAGATCTTTAATAACTTTAGGTAATTCTGCTAATTTATATTTTTATAATTTAGTAAATGGTGTTTTAACAGATATAGACGGCGTAACAACAAAATTTCCAGGAAGTGTAACAATAAGCGGTGCAACAGCTGGTGTAACAAGCACAACATTTTCTTCAATAACAGCTAGCTTATCAGCAAGTAGAGAAAAAAAGGGAATATATAAAGTTAATTTTACATTACCAATATCCGCAAATACTTATAACTATTTCAAAGATGTCTGGACTATTACTTCTTCATTTTCGGCACTGTCTTCATCTGTTGAACAAGTATTTACAAAAAATATTTCATTAAATCCAAATAATAGTTTAAATGTAACAGATTTAAATATAATATTAAGAGATTTTAAAACAGAAATAAATAAAAATCAAATAGTTTATCAAAGAATATATGTAAAAACAAGTTCACCAAATGCTTTACCAACATTAACAGCATCAACAACTTCATTAAATAGTTTATTGATAGAAGATGGTTACTATAAAATATTAGTAAGCAAAACAAATGAAACTTATGTTGATTGGCAAAAACTTGAATTTGACTCATTTGGTAATTTTTTTATTATAGATTCTAATAATTACGTAAGAGATGTTGATTTTAAAATTGTATTAAAAATGAATTATATGGGACAAACATTTATTAAAGAATTTAATAAAACATTTAAAATAATTTAATGTCATTAACGGGCTCATATAATAATTTAACATTTAAAAACTATAACGAATTATCAAGAAAATTTTTTGATTTCAATTCTTTATCTAGTTCTTTTATAGATAATTCTTTATCTTCATTAAGAAATTCAGCAAATCTTAATATAGATTATTCTAATTTTAAAGAACATATATTTTTTAATTCTGCAGAAATTAAAGTAACAGATGCTATTAAAAAAATATTAACAACATATCCCATAGGTATTTCTGGTGCATCAACAGCATCATTATCTGCACAAAATGTAGCTGAAGTTGATAATTATATTTTAAATTTAAATGGATTTGAAAGATATGTTTTAAATTATCTTGGTGGTATTACTGGGAAAAACAGTAATTTAACACTAACATCATCTGTAACATCAAACAGTGGTGTTTCTGTACCTGTTGTTTTTATAGAAAGAAATGCCCAAAATGCTATATTGGGTAGTCAATCAGCTTTAACTGCAAATTTATATTCTTTAGCTTTAGCGTTTGATTCTGGATTAAATAGAATATTTTTAACATCTGGAACCGCTGACCATGATGTTATTTTTGAAGATGATAATATGTTATATAGTTCAAAGATTGTACCCGAATCAACAAATGAGTATATAAACAGAAGTTCTGAAATTAAAAATTTATTACCAGAAATATTTCTATCAAATGATATAAACAATGTTTTTACTAGATATATTTATACCATTGGTCAAGTTTTTGATGACATAAAAGTTTATATAGATCAATTTTCTAATATAAACCATATATCATATTCAGAACACAATTCTGTACCTCAAGGTTTATATCAACAATTGTTAGCAAAGCATTTTGGCTTTGAACTTGTTGATACTATGATGTACAAAGATATATCATCATATTTAAGAAAAGATAGTTCAAAAAATCCACTATATACTGTAACATATAAAATTTGGAATAGAATTCTAAATAATCTTGTTTATATCTTAAAAAGAAAGGGAAGTAAAGAATCTGTCTATGCTTTAATACGTTCATATGGTTTACCAGAAAACTTTATGAATATAAATGATTATAATTTTTATCCAGAACCAACATTACAAAATAAAATTGAGTATAAAAATGTTAAAGCTTTAAAATTTAATCAAGGTGGTTGGATAGAATTTAATAATAGTTTATCAGGGAGTTTTTCAGCAACTACAGATTTTTCAATAGAAGCTAGAGTGTCAACATCTGCATTATCTAATTCACACTATATATTACATTTCCAAGCATCTCCATCTAGCTCTGGTTATCAGTTATATTTCGATCAAAATATTAGAAGCCTAAGATTTAATTTATTTGGTGAACTTGGTAGTTCTTATATTTCAATAAGTTCAGCAGCATTAAATGCAGCATTGAGTTCAAATAATTTAGATAACATTAGTCATGTAAATATTTTAGCAACAAGAAGAAACAATTCATTAAAACTTTCAGCTGGTTGGATAGATGAAACATCTGGCAGTGCAATGTTATATGTTGTATCTGGTTCTACAGCAAATGTGTCTAGTGGAACAATATCTGCAAATGCAAAATTTACAATAGGTGCATCCGCAAATGGTGTATCTTCTTGGAATGGTATAATATCAGAAGTAAAATTCTATAATTTTTCATTATCAGATGTAGATTTTAAAGAACATATTAGAAATTTTGAGAGTTTAAGTTTTATGAATACTGTATCTGGGAGTCTTTCTGGCGTTATAGGGCAATGGAAATTAAAAGAAGCATTAACTTTAACTGGAACAAAAAATATTATTGTTAATACTTTAAACACATCAATAACTGGTGCAGCAAGCGGAACTCTTACATCTAATAATTTTTATACACAATTAGAAAATGTAAGAAAAGAAACATCATTTACAAATGCTGGCGATTTTATAGACGACAATGTTGATGTTTATGTTAGTACAAATAGTAAATTTAAAAAATCAAACATTATTAATATATCATTTAACCCAGTATCTATAATTAACAGTGATATAATAAATTTATTTGGAAATATTGATATAAGTGAATTAATATCTGATCCATCGAATTTTTATAGTGTTAGTGCTAATAACATGACACATAAAGGTTATAAAAATTTATCTGTCAGTGCACATACTGTATTTTCAAGATATAATAGCAAAATAAATTTCAACAATTATATACAATCATTAGAAAATATTTCACCTATTATAAACGGTATCATAAATGATATTCAACAATTGTTGCCAGCAAGATCTTATGTAAATAATAGAGGCGTTGTTGTTGAGCCTCATTTGTTAGAAAAAAATAGACATATAAAAGAAGCTGATACTATTTCAGAAGTAACACAGTTTAAACCAAAAATAGATTTCTTAGAAGAAATTAAATTTAATAATAAAACAGATACAACAGAGACAAATAACGCTTTAATAACAAGTGCTGCTATATTGGATGGTGAAAAATATTCTACAACAGATTATTTATCTTTAACATCTGAACAATTATTATATGTAAGTAAAAATGAAACATATAGTAATTTTAAACAAATAAATGAAAATACTATAGTACTTCCAGCAGAACAAAAAGTTAATAATCCAAATGATACAAAATTAGTAGTATCATTTAACAGAAATTTCATGAAAAATTTATCAACAGTGACAGATTGGACATCTAGTATAACAGGTAATATGAAGTTGGTTAGAGAAAGTACTGGTAAAATAATAAAATCAAAAGAAAAAACTGTTAGATTAAATATACCAGCAACGCAATTAACAACTGGGTTAAACAATTTCTTTAATATAGAAATTGACGGTGTTTTATTAGATAATACAGTTCAGCAACACGATTTTATATTAGACACAAAAAATGGATTAAATTTTAAAATAACAAGAATTAATGATTTTTTAGATAGAGATTTTGGTATTCTTTATTTAAGATTAACTAATATTTTAAACGGTAAATCATCAGATTTACCAATTATACTTGTAACTGATGAAAATTCATTTGGAGGAACAATATCAATAGAAAGTAATAACAGTTCTTCAAATCCAAATTTAGCAATTTAATAATATTTATATAAAAAAGAGGAAAATACGATGGGATTTATAGATTCTGCTTCAGCAACTGTTGTTGCAATATTAACAACTGATGGTAGAAACGCTTTAGCAAAAAATGATGGTTCATTTAGAATAACAAAGTTTGCTTTTAGTGATGATGAAATAAATTATTCTTTATATAATGCAGATACAGATGATGATACTGATATTTTAAATTTGCCAATATTAGAACCTAGTTCTAATCCACAAACAGCATTGAGATATAGATTAGTTACATTACCAAAAGGATCTTTATCAATTGGATTTTTAACTGCAACACCTACAGAACTTGTATTATCACAAAGAAATACAATAAATAGAAATGCTCCTAGACAAGGTGTTATATTTGTTCAGACTGTAGAGGGATTTGATTATAATGGCTATATTGCTACAAGTAGAAATCCCGAAATAGCAACAGTTGATGTTTCTAATGTTGCAACTATAATTGATGATAATGGAAATACAACAGCAATTATAACTATTAAATCTTCAACAACCAATGGTACAACATTTGTTGATATTATAGGTAAAGATACTGGTTCTATTGTTTCAATACCAGTAACTGTTTCTTCATTCTTAACAGAAGATGATTCTGTTTTATAAAAAATAAAATAAAATATGTTTATTACAAGTTCAACCGGAAATGTTATAGCTATATTATCAAGAGTAGGAAAACAATTACTATCTGATAATTCTTCACAATTTAAAATAACTGGATTTAAATTTTCAGATGATGAAATAAACTATGCTTTATATGATGGATCAAGCCAAGATGCTGCAAATACTGATATTTTAAATCTACCAATATTAGAACCTAGTTCTAATGGTAATGGGGGTGCAGCACAAAGATATGAATTATTATCATTGGGATTTGGTATTTTAAATGTTGCTACTATATCTACAAATATTCAAAATACACCATTCGATAGTGGTGATATTGGTAAAACTTTTGATTTTTTTATTAAAACAAATAGAGCATACGATTCTGTGTATTATCTTAAATCATCAGATGAAAGTATTGTTTCAGTTGACTCTAGTTTTATTGAATCAACATTAGATCCAGAAATATCACAAGCATTTCAAAGACAGAGTTATGTTAAAACTCAATTAACAATTAAGGGGGTTGGATTTGCAACGATTCAAATAAATGGTTCAAACAGTAAATCTTTTTATACAAAAAATATAAGAGTAATAAATAGATTAGCAGAAATAGAAAAAATAGAAACAACACCGCCAGCTATTGATTTAAGAAAATTAACAAAAGAAGAAATAGAGATAATTAACGCAGCAGATATTATAAAACAAAAATTAACACAAAAAACTACTTCTTTAAGAAATAATGAATTAGATAATACTGAAGATTTACCACCAAAAAATCAAATAGGAAAATAAAAATATGGGAATCACAAAATTTAATCAAAATGACACAATTGTTGAAAAATTAGATATACAAAATGCAGCATTAACAATATCAACTACAGCTCAAGCAAATGCTTCTGGCTTATGGGTATTTGTATGTAATTCAACAACAGCTGGTACATTATATAAACCAGATTCGTCTTCTAATTCGTCTTCTACTATAAGTACTTCATCTGCATTTAGACATATTGCAAATTATTTCTTTGGTTCTAATACATATATACCTGATTCATATGATAATACTATACAAAGAACAACTGTTAGAGTAATTCAATTGGGTAGACCTGTATTAGATGAAGGATTTTATAAAAATACATTAACAGCTGTATTAAGTGCAACATTATTTTCTATAACAGCAAAAGATATTGCAGATACAAATTCAGAAGGAAGTGCTTTAGGTTTAACAGGATCTTTAATAAATTCTAGTAATACAGCAGATAAAATAGGTACTGTTTTTTATGATCATGGTGTTGTTGTTTTGCACGGTGGAAGCGGAACATCATCAACTTTGATTTCTTCATCTTCTGGATTTAGTGTTAACAGTGGTTATGCAACAAGACCAAGTGATATTTCTTTAGTTTCTTTTAGATTTCAAACAAGAAATATTTTAAAAAGATCGACGTTTTTTTGCAGAGCTTTAAATTATGAATATAATTATACAACAAATCCAACTGCAAGAAATTCAGATGGTTCATTAATAGCTTCACTATCAACTAATCCAGCAACATATATAACAACCGTTGGTTTATATGGTGATAATGGTTCTTTATTAGCTGTTGGGAAATTATCGACACCAAAAAAGAAAACATTTACTGAAGAAGTTGTATTAAAAGTGAGTATAGATATTTAACTGTTTTTTAATAGAAATAAAATATGGATATAAATTTATTACCACCAAAAATAATAAAAGAAAATGAAGATTTAAAAAACAACAAAGTTGTAATAGAAAAAATTAAGAGTGAAAATTTTTCTAAAATATCAACAACAATTGAAAGAGATGTTTATGTAGATAATAATTCATCAGCAACGGCAAATATATTTTTCTTCAAGGGTATTAAAAATACATATAGCAGCTCTGATTTAGCAGCATCATCTATTGTAACATTTTCTAATTTTTTAAATATAACTTCTTCTTCTACTATTTCTTCTATATATGAACACATAAGAAGTTATGTGTATAGACCATTGAATTGGCAAACGTATATAGCAAGTAATCGTGGGCCATATATAACTAGTAGCTCAACTACAGGGTTACCTACATTACCATCTATTTCTGGTGCATTAACTGGTATAAGAACTATAGTTTTTAATAAAAAAATTGTAAATGATTCTATTAAAAGAAACACATTAAGAATAGCTATATCACCCGTTAATGTAAATTTATTTTTTAGAGGACTTAATTTTTCAAATAATACTGGAACAAATAGTTCATCAGGGCAATATGCATCAATAACAGGTCAACAAGGATTATCTGGGTCATTATCTAGTGGTATATTAGGAAAAGCAGTAACCGCATTTACAATAGGAATAAGATTTAAACCAAAAAATGCTGGACCAGAAAATCAAACATTATTACATAGAAGAATTGCAGATAAATCTTTATCTTCATTAAACTATGCAGTAACACCAGGTGTAAATTCTAGTATTATAACAACAAAATATATAGATTTAAATCCATTATCAGCTGTAACAAATTTTACAGAAAAAATACAAACATTTACGTTTAATCAATGGAATACTTCTAGTGAACCATTAACATCAATTGTTGTAAATTTAACTAATAAAGGTGGCGGACAATTATTCTGGTCTGCTTCTGCACAAAATTTAAATGCTGATGGTATAAATTGGTTATCATTATCAAGCGCATTAACAGCTGGTACGATACATTCTTATTCTAATACAAGTTCTGCAACAGCATCTATAACAGCAATTGTTGCAAAATCTATAACTGGATATGCATTAGGAACACAACAAACTTCTAATATTGTAATTTATAATTCATCAACATCAGAAGTTTGTTATAATCTACCATTAATAATTCCTATTAAAATAACAACACAAGAAAGTGTAGCATCATAATATTATGTCTTGGCCTGGTTTAAAATTAAATTTTTATAAAAGCACTGGTATATTTAATCTTTCTGTGTGTGATCATAGAGAAACTGGTAATACTACTTTATTAAATTCTACAAGTGGCATTTGGAATATTGGAAACAATATTAATATATATGATGGAAATGCTCATACGTTAATGGCTGCTTGGTCGATGAATGACAATTCTATGTTATTTGAGGGAGAAAGTGATAGTACATATATTGTAAGAAATGGTTTATTAATATTTGATAATATTATATATCCAAATTCTAATGTCAATATATTAGGTGGTAAAAGAACGTCATTAAATTTTGCTTATAATGAATTGGGACAATCAACGTTTCTTGCAATTGGTGGAGAATTACAAAATCAAGCTTCATCAACATCTGTTTTAAATCATACAGAAGTTGCTAATAATTTTAATGGAACAATACAAGATATAGTAATTTGGGATAGAGTTTTAACATCAAATGACACTGCTTATTTTTATGAACAGATGACAAATCCTTGGTTAGCTTTTTATAATAATGAAGATCCATTAACTGGTGCGAATTTGAAATCACTTTCTGCTAATGTAATAGCGTATTATAAATTGAGTCAAGAATCATTAACAGGTAATTCAATAACGGCTAAAGATTATTCTGGTACAAGTAATGGAGGTGCACAAACAAATTCAGCGACAGGAAATACTTTAAGCTTTTTTGGAACAACGCTTGATGCTAATAATATATACACGATAGTAGACACAAATAGTGTTACTCAAAACTTTGTTCATTCTTCTGGTGATTTACAATTTTCTGATGAAAACGGTATAACAAGAAAAATTGGTAAAATTTTTTATGATTTAGGTATATTAGTTTTTGATAATGAATACAATAATTCTTCAAGCGGCTTGCCATTATTAAAAACATTGGCATTATCTGGCATGTCATTTGCACAAAATACTCCAAATTTCTATATAAATTATATGAATTTTACTTCTATTGAAAATATAGAAAGAATGAATATTAATTTAAATGCAACTGGTAGTATGATGAATTTTACAGAAAATACAACAGGAATAGACGAAACAACAGGCAAACAATTATTAGAAGAGCCAGCATGTTATGTTACTTCAGTTGCTTTATATAATGATAAAAATGAAATAATGGCAATAGCAAAATTAAATAAAGCAGTAAGAAAAGATATAGATCACGATGTTAATATAAACGTTAAATTAGATTTTTAAATGATAATAACACCAGAAAATATAGTAAGATCTTATGAAACAGCAGGTAAACCAAGACCATCACCGACAGCTAGCACAGTTGGTTTTATAAATTTAAATAGTAATGATATTATATTTTCATCATTTAATGGATATGCTTTTCAAAACATTTTAACATCTGATACAGGGTCAATTACTGCTATTGTAAATACATCAATATCTTCTAATTCAAGAAGTACTTTTGGTTTAATACAAGTTTTATTATCAAGATCTTTTATAACAAAACAAATATTAACTGGATCTAACAGTTCTTATATATCTGCATTTAAATCTGTTAATAGTTCTGATTTAGTAAATGATAATACATTTAAAATAGGTAATTCATCAATTATTGCTATTAAAAAAGCTAAATTTGGTGAATCAATAAGACCATTATCATTTTCTGCATCAACTGAAAGCGGAACATATGTTTTTTCTGATTCATATAGTGCTAATAATTCTTTTGGCATTATTAGTTGTACTAATCAAGGAACTACATTATCTGCTGGTGTTATATTTTATGATTTAGGTTTAATTTTTATACATGGTCCAAATCAAAATGCAATAAGTTCAATTTCATCTTTAACAGCTGTTAGTTTTTATTCTTCTTATAAATTAAATTCTTTAAATGTTTTTTGCACAGCAAATGCATCTGAATTAAATTATACATATAATGAAAATGCTTTTTATAAAAAAACAATAACATCTGATCCAAGTAATACAACAGTATCATCAACTTTAACATCAACAACTACTGCATTAAATTTTGCAATAGGGCATGTTGAATTTGCAGAATCAGCATCTGCCTGTTTTGATCTTGATTCTTCTACAGATTTTACATTAGAAACACATATTAGCGCATCGTCTTTGACATCAACACAATTTATAATATCACATATAAATTCAACTAATAATATTGGATATTCTCTAAGTTATGATGTTGCATCTGATTCAATATTTTTTAATGGTAGGGGTGGTTTTAGTATATCATTACAGCATACTTCTACAGCAGCAAAACAAGCAATATCTGCAAATAATTATGCTGTTACTGGATTAGTAAATACTTCTGTTGTTAGAAGAGGAAATACATATACATTATATACTGGTTGGATTTATTATAATAACACAAATGGAATAACTTCTATTGCTGAATATACAACTTCTGGTGTTAGTAATGCTGGAACATCATTTACTTTAAATGATAAAATTTATATAGGCTCTAGTGGAAATAATAGTGTATGGACTGGATTAATAAATAATGTTAAATTATATAAATTTGCATTAAATTCTTTAGATCTAAAAGAGCATACAATTAATCCATCATCTACAAGTTTTACAAATACAACATCTGGTACTGTTGGAGCATTTACTGTTCATCTACCATTTAATGAAAATAGAGTTTTATCTGGTGCAAATAATATAATAGCAAATACAGCATCGGCAACTGTAACAGGTTATGCTGTAAGTGCTTTGACTGCAAATAACAATTATTTTATTTTAAATTCATCAAATATTATAACATCTGGCTTATCTGCATATAATAATGCATATATGTGGGGAATAAATTCTACATTAACAAGCGGAAGAAGTAATTATTATTTATCTGGATTATATAACAGAAGTCCATACGTAACAACTGTTGGATTGTATAATGATAATAATGTTTTATTGGCTGTTGCAAAATTAGCACAACCGATAAGAAAACCTGAAACAATACCATTTACAGTTAGAGTTAATTTAGATTTGCAATAAGTAAAAAATATTTACTATAGATAGTATAGTATATATATTATATACATCTTAAAATTAATAAATACATATGATTTCTTCAATCAAATATATTAATAAATTATTAGATGTTATATATAAGTAGATAAGTTATTTAAATATATGAAAAATAAAATCATTGTAAATAATTTTTCATATTAAATTTTATTAATTATAAAAATAGTTTTTAAATGCAAAATGTAATTTTTCTTTCTTCAATTTCTAATGATAATAAATCTGGTAAAATTTATATTAGTAATGAAGAAAAAATAACAGAATTAAATTATAATAACAACTTTTTAGTATTAGAAAAATTATTATGTAGCTTTATTGATAATAATTTTTTAGTTTGTGTTACAGATTCTAAAAAAATATTTAAAAATCTAAGCTTTATAGAATCTGATATTTTACTAAAAATTAATTTTTTTGATTGTAAATTATTTCTTTCTGTATATAAAAATTTATTAAATATTGATATATATCATTATTCTTTTGAAAATTATAATATTAATTCATTTAATATAAATGAAAAAATTAAAAATATATGGAAGATACAAAATATTAAATCTTGGAAATTATTACCAAAACTTATTATTGAAGATTTTTTAAAAAAAGATATAGAAATATGTAAAAAATTTTATGATGAATTTAACACAATATTTCAACAACAAAATTCATTATCAGCATATTATAAAAAATCTTTAGAAAATTTATATTATTTAGTTAAAATTGAAAATAATGGTATATATTCAAAAGATAAAAAAATTATACCAAAATATCATTATGATAGAATTTTAACTGGAAGGTTAGTTAATACATATCCAAAATCTTTTCAGGTTTTATCTAAAGATAAATTTTTTAAAGAATATAATTCAAGATTTGAAAATGGAAATATATTATTAGCTGATTGGTCAAATACAGATTTTAGAACAGTAATAGCTTTAAGTAATACAAAAATTACAGATAAAAATTTAGAAGATCCCTATGTATTTTTAGCTAAAAGTGTTCTTAAAAAAGATAATATTGAAATTACTGAAAGAGATATTTTCAAAAAGAAAACAATGTCAATATTATATGGTAAATATTATAAAGATGAAGTTTTATATAAAGAATATCCAAATATTTTTAAATTAAAAAGAGAAAAAATAATAGAAGCAAAAAAGAAAAAATATATTCAATCTTATTTTGGAAAGATTCGGTTTTTTAATAACGATGAAGATTTAGATACAAAAGCTTTTTCAAGTTATGTTCAGATGACAGTTGCTGATTTATTTAAAGATGCTATTAAGAATTTAATATTGGTTTTTAAAGAAAATAATTTACAATCAGTACCGATTCCATATTTAGTATATGATTCATTTGCTTTTGATATTCATCCATCTGAAAAAGATATTATTAGAAAATATATCGAAGAAGCTTTAATTATAAAAACTATACCAAAAAATTTTAGAGAATGTATTAATTTTGGATTAAAATATTATGAAAAATAATAACACAATATCACCAGAAAAAATCTATGCAATGTATTACAATAGATCTTCTATGGAAGAAAAACAAGAATATGAAAAAGTTGATATATCAAAAATAAAAGATGATATAAAAAAAATTCTTAGAGGTAGAAAAGATAAATCTAATCCTCCAAAATATAATTATTTAAGTATATCAAATTCTGATAGAATTTCAAAAGTATCTAAACTTTATAAAAAATTAGCTAAATTCATTATTGAGATATTAAAAAAACAATATCAAGGAAATGAAGATAAATTTAAAGAAATATCAGATAGAATATTAAATTATGCAAACAATAAAATACGAACAGATAAAACTGGTAAAGTTTTTATAATCATTGGTGGTAAAAATTATTTTGGTGATATACAAGGTTACGAAAATATGTTTGTTAATAATAAAATTAATTTTAAAAAAACATTTAAAACAATAATAGCTGAATTGCTTAATTTGATAGAAAAAGAACAACCAGAAAAAGGGAAAGCTTTTATATTAAATAGCAAAAAAAATATTTACAAGACATAGAATATAGATTAATTTAAAATAAAAAATCGCATGGCTGATAAAATTACGTTGCTAGCTTCTTTTATAACAAGAGATGAACTAGAAGAAACATTAAAAAAAATTAAAGAAAATTTTCCAGAAGAATTAAAAATATTTTTATTCAAAAATATTGATGATGACTCTAAAATAATTTTAACATATAATATATTAACTGATCCTAATAGACTTTTACAATATAGTAAAATTATACCAGGTACAATAAGTTTACATAGAAAAAAAGAAACCAACACTATGTTTTCTGTTAATGCATTAAATAATATTATTATGTTAGAAAATGATGGTGTTTTAAATAAAAATCATATTATTAATTGGGAAAATTATAAAAATTGTATTTTAATAACACAAAAGGGTAATGGTTTTTTAAAAATAAGAGTTGAATTAGAAAAAATAATTAAATAATTAATAAAGATAATCTATGAAAAGAGTTTCACAAGAAAAAATTGTTTCTGTAATACTTTTAGCAGAAGCATCTCCAGCCGAACAAATAAACCAACATTTACAAAACATTGTATCTCAAACATATAAAAATTTAGATATAATTGTTTCCTATATATCAACAAATAATTTAACAGATTTAATTGCTAGATGGAACGAAACATCATTTAATATACAGTGGTTACCTTGTCCTGAAGGGATTGAGTTATTAAATAATGCTATATCAAAAGCAGATGGTGAATATATATTTTATAAGACTGTAAATCCAGTTATTTGGTATTCACGACATATAGAACATCACATTGAATTATTTTATGATCAAAAATTTAAATCTTTATGGTCATATTCATTTTTAGAATATAGAAATATTAAAGAGCAGAATCAACCGATCAATGTAGCTGGTTATAGAATTAATACTGATAATATTTTAAAAGAACAAGTTTTGTTAGATGAATTGGTTCATCATATTTCTGTAAAACCTGAGTGGGAAAAATGTATAATTAAAACTCAAAATAACCAAATAATGTTTTTACCAGGGATGGTATTTCAAAATTGGAAAAAATATAGATTTGTTAATCCAACAGAAATAACTATAACACAATGGATAGATCCACAACCACAACAACAGATAGTAGAAATTGGAAAACCAGTTTCTTTAAATAATGTTACAGAAGAAGTTATTGAAACAGAAAATGGCGATTTAGATGTAAAAGTAGAATTTCCAACGTTAGTTGGTAACATTCAATATGAAGAGCATAATAATAAAATACTTGAAAAAATAGAAAAAATAGAACCAGAAAAAATTAAAACAATAGCAATTAAAAGAACTATTGGTATGGGTGATGTGATTTTAACAGAACCTATATTTAAAGTATTAAGAAAAAAATATCCAAATGCAAAAATAACAATGTATGTTGGAAATTCTAGAGGTGCAAAAGATATAGTTAAATATTTTAAATCTAAGCCAGATGAAATAATCGATATTGATGAAAATTTAATAGTCCAAGATTATTTATATACACAAAAAGGTTATGATTTAAGATTTGATTTAGATCTTTCATATGAGTCACATTTAGGATTTAATTATATTGATGCATATTTTAAAACCATTGGTTTAAAAGAAATAATGGTAAATGATGGTAATGATAATTTAGAAATGGTAAAATATGTAAAAGATGAAGAAAAAATTCCACAATTAGAATATATAGAAGAAAGAATAATTAAAGAAAAATATGTTGCTGTAGAATTAGCAGGTTCTGGTTGGGGTGGAAAAGAACTTGAAATTGAAAAATGGAAACAGGTATTACATCTATTTACAATCGGTCAGGGTTATAAAATAGCTTTTGTATCAAATCAAAAAACTATAAATGAATTTGCTTTACCTGTTGGTAATGATAATTTATTTATAAATTCAAATAATGATTTCAATACAATGCTTAACTATTTAAGATATTGTGAATTTTTTATTGGTACTGATTGCGGTCCAATGCATATAGCTACAGGTTTTGGTAAAAAATGTTTTGTTATTAATGGGTCTGCATTATCTACAAAAACAAGCTATTCAAAAAATATTTATGCAGTTAAAAATAATAATTTAACTTGTTTAGGATGTAAACATAGACAGTTTTTAAATGATAATGGTCAAGGTGGTTTAACATTTGTTGCTAAATGTGAAAATACAAATCAATATCAATGTATGAAAGATATAACAACAGATTATTTATTAGAAGAGTTTGCTAAATTTATAAAATTATGAGAAAGAAAAAAGAAGACCCAGATAAAGAAATAAAACATGAACTTTTAAAACAAGCACAAGAAATTTTAGAAAATGCAAAAAAAGAAAATTTAAATAATGCGATTGAATATAAAGTAAGGTGTTTAGAGAAAAAAGAATTTGAAACAGAATCTGGTAATCTTTTGTATGAATATTCATTTTTTAGCATATTAGAAGAAGACGATAATCCAGAAGAAAAAGAATTAATTGAATTAAAAGTAATAGTTAAAAATCCTATATATAAAACTCAAAAGTTTTATTATTTTACATTACAAACAAAATTAAGAGATTAATATGATTGGTGCAAATTTTTCTTTTTTTGAATTTTTTACATTTAGAGTTTGTCCAAAATGTAAATTTAACTGGCAAAGAAAATATATAAAAGATGAAGAAACAAAACAGATAAGAGTTCAATATGGTAATGTTCATAAAAGAGAAGAAATAAATCCAGCAACAAGAGTTCAGTATATTATTTTTAGATGTTTAAGATGCTTTACTGAAATTGCAGAATCACATCAAATGATAACAGAAGAAGAATTTAGAGATATGAATAAAATTACTACTGAAAAATTAGAACCATATTCTATTCCAAACATAAAACAAGAAGATCTTTTAAATGATGATGAATTAGGAAGAATGATAGGAATGTAAATAATGCTTAAATTTGACTTTTAAGCTGTTGTAGTTATTATGTGATATAAACCATATGTTTTTAAAATAAACGCTTTATACGTCAAATTTACAAAAAATAATGCTTAAATTAATCAAATTTTGACAGTTTTTATAAGAGGTTTTTTGCTTATGATTATTATAAATAGAAAAGTTAATATTTCTGATAAAAAAAAGATATTATCTGTTTTGCAAGAATGTGATATTAAAAAAGTAGAACAAAATGATATTATAGATTTATATTTTTCTAATAATTATTTAGGCTGTATATCTGAGCATGCAGAAAGTTTTTTCGGAAAAAGAAAACCAATAGCTTATTGTTTTATTAAAAACCCTCAAACAAAGCCAGAAACACTTTCTGTCGTTCATTCTTCTTATAGAGGAAAGCAAATAGGCAGTTCACTTAGAAATTTTACAATAAAAGAATATAAAGATCAAATTAATAAGAAAATTGTCTATTCTTATACAGAAGTGTGGAATATAGCATGTATAAAATCATTATTAAATTCTGGTTATGAAATTAATGATTTTATCAGAAACCCTGATGGCAATAATTTAATAGAATTTATCTTTACAATTAAATGAAAAATATACAAAATATAACATGTTTTAATCTTAAGGGTAGTAAATATAAAATACAGCAAGTATTTAATGGTAAACATTATTTACAAGTATATAAAAAGTTTTTATTTTTATATATAGAAGTAAAAACTTTTGAATTTAATAGTATAATGGAACTTTCAGATAAATATAGTGAAATTATAAATCATTTTTCATATATAGAAAATAATTTAAAATAATGTTTGAATCAAAAAAGCGATCTTTTGTTAAATCTTTAATTTGGAGAATTATAGCCACAATTAATGGTATAGTTGGTACATATTTTTTTATAGACAATATTTCTCAATCTATTAAAATAGGTATATTTGCAAATTTTACTGGTATGATTTTATATTACATACATGAAAGAATTTGGAATAAAATAAAGTGGGAAAAAAATAAACTATGAATATTAATATAATTGGTAGGTTTTATTTGGGTAATGGTGGTATAGGTGATTTTTTAATGTTTCTTTCTACATTTTATGATAATGTTGAAGAAGCAAATATTATTTTTTTAGCTAATAACAGAAAACAAATACAAGAAATAGTAAAATTATTTCCAAAAATAAAAAAGAGTTTAATACTTGAAAATGATTTTAATGCGCTTAAAGAATTTTATGGAGATAATAGATGTTTGGGAACAGGTATTTTACCTAAAGATCTTAATTATCAAAATTGGAATAAAGTAGATATAGTAAAAGAATATGGTGTAAATTTACAACCAAATTTTATACATGAATTATTTAAACCAGCAAATTTATTTGATAGACAAGTTTTTATTCAGAAGCAAGGAAGTAATGTAGAAAAAATTGGAAAACAAAGATTGTTATTAGATAAAACTATAAGTTCTATTTATAAAGAATTTGATTTTCATGATTTTTTAACATTAGAAAGTTTTATTGGCATGACATATGAAGGAATATTTCAATTAATATTAGGTAGTAGTGTTGTTGTTGGTGTAGATTCTTTTGTTAAAACTTTTGCTGCATTGGCTGGTAAAAGAGTTATAGTGTATGACAATATTTATACTGATGAATATTTAAATAATTTTCCAGATAAAATAGATTTAGGGCATTATGTGTTTATATATCCATTTAAAAATATAGAACTTAGAAAACAATGAAAATATTAAAAGAAGAAATATTAAATAATCTTAAAAAAGAATTCAAAGATTTTGATTTTTCCATAAATGAAAATAATAAACTTTTTGTAAATAATAGAGAAACAAAATTTGTAGTACAAGAAAATGAATTGAATAAGACGATTGATGAAATAGAAAATTTACACGGACAAATTAATGTAAAACAAGATATTTTACAAGCATTAGTTGGTAGTGTTTATATGTTTATTGAAACAGATATAAAGGGTAGAGATGGTAATATAGTATTTGAAGAATATATATGTAAAGAAGAAAATATAAATAAAGAAAAATTTAAAAAAGAAGAATTAAACAAAAAAAGATTATTGACTGAAGAAGAATTAGAAAAATATTATTTTGAAATATTAAAAAGGAATAACAGATGTTATAAAAATACATCAAGAGCTGGTTTTGATTGCTTAATATTTAAAGGAAAAAAAGCATTAGAAGTTTTTGAAAAATATGAAAAATCATTAAGATGTAGATATTCACTTATACCATTAAATAAAAAAACATTTAAAAAAAGTACAATAGAATTAATTTTCTTTGGGGATAATTTAAGGTTTGAATTTTCAAAAGAATATAATAGAGAAAAAGAAATTCCAGAAATAAACATTACGATAAATGACAACACACAAGAAGATATAAAGGAAATAATTGAAATTGAATAAAGAGCATTTTAAATTAATTATTAAAGAATTACAAGAAAATCAAGATGATATTGACAATAATTTATCAATGTTATTAAAAGAACCAAGTAGATTAAAATTTGCATCTGATGAAATTTGGAAAAAACTAGTAATTGCAAAAAATAGTCTTAAAGAAGAATTAAATATATTAGAAAACAATGAAAAAGAAAAAGATATTATACATATAATAAAAGTAAAATGAATAATAAGCAACTTAAAAAGTATTTTCTTAAAATATTAAAAACAAATAAGATTTTTAATAGTAAATTTAAAAAAGATTTTATTTGCTTAATATTTAGGGGACAAAAAGCATTTGAAATATATAATAAATATGAAAAACAGTTAGAAAATAAATTTATATTATTTCCTCCATTAAATATTATATCTAAAAAAAGTTCAATTGAATTAATTTATTTTCAAGATAATTTAACATTTGAGTATAATTGTGATGATCAAATTTCAGAGACAGATTTTATAATAGATGATGATATTAGAGAAAATATTAGAGAAATTATAGAAATTGAATAATATAAAATAAATATAAGGAAAAATAAAATGGCATTAAAATTATTTGATATATTTCTACAACCAAAAGAACAAATAATTGGTAAAACAATTGAATTTACAATTAAAGATATAGATGTAAAAGAAAATGAAGCAATAATATCTTTTGTTGAAGTACCAACTATGCAAATTAGAATAGGTTCAAAAGTAGAAACAAAATCTTTTATAAGAAAAAAGAGAAATTGAAGTGATTAAAAAATGTGAGAATATGACTAAAGAAAGAGCATATAAATTATTTGAGTTTATATGTGAAGAAGAAGCTAAAGGTTATAATTTAGCATGCCATAGTTTAAGAGACTCTATAGCTTTTACTGCTGGTATTATAGATGAAAGTGGAAAAGTTGTGTCAAAATATTTTAAAGAAAAACCAAGACCGCCATTAAATAGATTATTATATGAATCTGATGATTCTTCTAATGTTTGTCGAAAATGTAAATCATCATTTAAAAGAAAATTTTTAATTTTTAAAACAAATAAGTGTATAAACTCAGAATGCGAAAATTATTATGGAAATATTAACTGAAGAAGTAACAGTAAAACATAATGAAAAGTATTATAAAAGATTTTACTGGAACAATACTAAAAACATTAATTGGTTTACTGATCAAGGTGATTTTGTAAATGAAGAAAAAGTTTTAGAATTAAACAAAGCATATTCAGAATTTTTAAAATTACAAAAAATAGATGAATAATAAAATTACAATAGTTTCTATGTCTCGACGTTTTGATGGATATATGAAATTAATAGAACAGTTTGAATCTATAATACCAGAAATTATAGAGCAATATATAGTATTTGTTAATGATAATCAAATAAAATCATTATACAAATCTCTAGAAAATCAAAATAAAAAAGTAAAATGTATATTTGCAAAAGAAGATTTTGTATTTAAAAATGGACATGACACTGTTTATAATTATTTAGATTCTTTAGCACAGACTAATTGGATATTAAAATTATTTGATACTGATAGAATAGAATTAAATTCTCAAGAATTCATACAAGAATTTGAAACCTTTAATAAAGAAACCATTATTTTTGGTATACCTACATATATGCAACGAGGAGATGTTTGGGAAACTAAATATCAATTATATAAAAAGGGAAACACTATTTGGAAAGATTGTGTTCATGAAAATTTATTATTTAATACAGAACCAAAAGCTTATGATTTAAAATCATTTAAAGTATATCATGAAAATGCAATAGATGATATTAGTAAAAATCTTAAAAAAGATAATGAAGGATTTATAATATTAGAAAAAACAGAAGAAGGTTCTGATTCTGATAATAGAAATCTTTTATATGAATATTTTACATGGAAAATAGTTCACGGTGAGTTTACACACCAACATAAACAGTGGTTTGATAAACATTATTCAAAAAATAAAGAATTAATTGATTGGTATTATAATAGAGCAAAGGAAAAATATAATTTATGAAATTAAGACCGTTATACGATAAAATAGTTTTAGAAAGAATTGAACAAGAAAAAACTGATAGTGGTTTATATATACCAGAAACTTCACAAGAAAAACCAAATATTGGTATTATTATTGAAGCTGGTTATGGAAAATTTGAAAATGGGCAATATACACCATTAGCTGTTAAAAAAGGTGATAAAGTTTTATTTGCTAAATTTTCAGGAACAGAAGTTGAATTTGGTGATAAAAAATATATTATAATAAGAGAAAATGATATTTTATCTATTTTAGAAGAAAATGAATAACTATAACACAATAACAGAATGTCGAGTATGTGGTTCAAAAAACATTGAACAATATTTAGATCTTGGTTTGACGCCTTGGTGTAATGGTATATTATCTAAAGAACAGTTTGAGGATGAAAAATTTTATCCATTACGTTTAGCATTTTGTCATAATTGTACAACAAGTAATTTATTAGATACAATTCCTAAAAAAGAAATGTTTTCTAATCATACTTATGTTTCTGGTACAACAAAGACATTAGCTGATCATTTTTTAAATATTGCAAAAGATGTTATAGAAAAATTTAATGTTTATAATACAGATTTGATAGTTGATATTGGTGGCAATGATGGAACAAATTTACTACAATATAAAAATATGGGTGGTAAAAATCTTGTTAATGTTGAATCTGCAAAGAATATAGCACAATTATCTATTCGTAATAAAATAACAACATTAAATAAATTTTTTGATAAAGATATAACAAGAACTATATATACACCATTTTTTGATAGATATGCTAAACAAAATGATAATGAAGAATTAGAAATTGAAGTTGCAAAATTAGTTAATGCAAAAGTTATAAATGCTTCTGGTGTATTTTTTCATCTTGAAGATTTACATTCTGTATGTGAAGGTGTTAAAAATCTATTAAGAGAAGATGGTGTTTTTGTAGTTCAATTTATGTATATAGATGATATTATTAAAAAATTACAGTTTGATAGTATTTATCATGAACATCTTCTTTTTTATACTAAAAAATCTTTATGCATTTTATTAGAAAAATATGGTTTATACCCTCATGAATTTTATCATTCTGATATTCATGGTGGTAGTATGATAGCATATTTTACAAAAAAGAAAATTAAAGAAAGCAAAGAAGTATACATAGAAGATGAATCATTATATAATATAAAAACATATAAAAAATTTAGTGATGATATATTAGTATATAGAGAAAAGTTAGTAAATATTATCTATAATATATTTACAGAAAATACTTTTATTAATCTTTATGGTGTACCTGCAAAAAGCACAACACTACTCAATTATTGTAATATAGGTCAATATATAGATTTTGCAGAAGAAGCAAATCAATTGAAGTGTGGTTATTATACTCCAGGCACACACATACCAATAGTTCATTATTCAGCTATTACAGATAGACCAAAATATTATTTGATAACGTCATGGAATTTTCTTAAAGAATTTATAAAAAAAGAAATAAAATATTTAGAAGATGGTGGTAGTTTTATAGTACCATTTCCTAATGATCCATTTATTATTGATAAAAATAATTATAATTTATTTATAGAAGATATGAGATAAAAAATGATTAAACTTTGGGCAGAAGCAATAATAGCATTTGATTCAAATGATCATTTATTTCCCTGGGGAACTATGAGAGATAGTTCTACAAACTCTGCTTTTATAGGTGAAGTTATAAAAAGATTTGAAGGTAGAAAATTTAACATTCTTGATCTTGGTTGTTCTGGTGGTAAGTTAATAGAAGATTTTATTCCTTATGCTAATTATGCCATTGGTTTAGAGGGTAGTGATTTTAGTTTAAAAAATAGACGTGATAGTTGGTTACATTTAACCAATAAGAATTTATTTACATGTGATGTTAGTAGAAGATTTGAAATAGAAGACTTTAATGATAAAAGAATTTTATTTGAAGTTATAACTGCATGGGAATTAATAGAACATATTAAAACAGATAGATTAGAACGATTTTTTAAAAATATATGGAATCACATGACTGATGATGGTATATTTTCTTGTTCTATATCTACAATGCCAGAACCTGCACCTGGTGCTAAAAATAATGAAGTTCTGCATGAAACTGTTTGGAATGAAAAAACATGGTTAGAATATTTAGAAAACTTAAAATTATTTAAAATATTAAAAGAAGATAAACTTATATTTTATAATAGAGTTAGAAGAGAACATGGTAGTTTTCAATTAGATTTGAGGAAAGCTTATTTATGAAAAATGTATTGGTTTTGGGTGGCAATGGTTTTCTTGGAAGACATATTTTAAAATATCTTATAAAAGATTTGTCTTATATTATTTATGCACCGCTTAATAGAGTATTTTTTAATTTAGAAGATTATAAAAGTATATTAGAGTATGCTAAATTTACAAAATTTGATTATATATTTCATTGCGCTGTATATTTTAAACCAGGTAATTTTTCAGTTGATGGTGAAAATTATATATACAACGAAATAATTAATAACAATGTATTAAGATATTTTTGGGAATATCAAAGACAGGCAACTTTAATAACTTTTGGTTCAGATGCTGCATATAATCCTTCAGTTGAAAGAATTGAAAGTAATTATTTATCTAAACATCCTTCTGAAGATTATTATGGCTATGCTTTATCAAAAAGAAACTTATACCAAGGATTATTACAATTAGAAAAACAAGATAATTCAATAAAATTTTTACATTTACCTATAATTAGTTTATATGGTGCTGATTATAAAAGAGATGATGATCATTTAATACATTCAATTTTAAGAAAAGCTGTTGAAGCAAAATATCATAGTAAAATGGCTGAATTTTGGGGAGATGGTAATCAAATAAGAGAAATAGTCTATGTAGATGATCTTGTAAAAAATATATTTTCATTGTTAGAAAAAAACGTAACAGGTATTTATAATCTTGGTTCTGATATTAAATCTAGAACAACAATTAATTATTACATTAATACTATTTTTAATAAAATTGGTACAAATGATTATTGTTATAATCTTGATGCTAAAAAAGGATTATTTATAAAAACATTAAATAATCAAAAAGCAATGAATGTACTTGGTAATGGATATAAAGATACAAAATTTGAAGATACGTTAGATGAAATAATTGATTATTCAGTTAAACTATATAAATAGAGTGAAATCTATAACAGAAATCGCAGAAACATTTAATAGACGTAGTATTAGCAATGATAAAAGAGAAATAATAGAACTTGCTATGAATGAAATGAGAAATGAAATAATTAATGAAATATTATTATCTTCTGATTATGGTATGATGTTCAGCGAAAAACAAAGACTTATCAGAGATATTAAAAATATAAAAATTTGGTAAATAAATGATATCAATAATTATTCCATGTGGCTATTTTAATGATTCAGAATTAGAAAAAGATCGTTTAATTAAATTTATAAAACAATTAGAATCATTTAAATATGTAAGATTTAATGATGGTGATGAATTAATTTTTGTTGAATCTTCACCAAGACAAAGACTTAAATCTACTATTAAAAATTATGCTAATCAATTAAATGTTAGTTGGCAATATATTTATATAGAACCAAGAAAAGAAGATGATGGATTTTTTAACCAATCTTTAGTTAAAAATCTAGGAACAAAATTAGCAAAAAATGATTTTGTTTTATATATTAATTCCGACATTATTTTACAAAATAATGCATTAGAACAACTTAAAGCTTCTTTTGAGTTTGATAAAGATAAATTTATTATATGTGCTAGACATGATATATTTTTAGATAACAGTGAAATTAATGAAGATTTTTTTAATGCTATAAACATTGAATCTAATTATGAAACAAAACTTTTAAAATTGCAAGATTCTGGTTGGTATTATAACTTAAAAATAGAAGCTAAAATAGGTATAAGTAGCAATTTAAAAATATTTACAAACAAAAATTATATTAATAAATTAAATTATGATTTTTTATCTGGATATATCGTTTTTGGTGATTTTTTTGCTTATAAAAAAGAATATGCATTAAAATATCCATTTGATGAAAATTGTTTAGCATTAACTGATGCATTTATAAGAGATATATTATTTAGTAATATTAAAGCACTAAGATTGTTTACACTTCATTCATATACTTCATGTTTTCATTTATCGGGAAAAGATTATCAAGGCCAAACTAAAGAAGGGGATCCTAAAAGAATTAGACTCCATAGAGATCAACTATATTTAACTGAAAAATATCCAGAATTATATTGGTGGTCAATATTTGGGTATCATAAAGAATATAAAGAATTTATTGATAAGCGTTTTACAAAAGAACAAGTTCAAGATTTAATAGAAAAATACTCAACAGATATACACTGGAAATACTTTACAGATCGTGAAGATTTTACTAACTATTATAATATTAAAAAATAATGGGCTGGTCAATAGGATTTGATACTAAATGGAATAGAGATATAGGGTATGGTGTTCCATGCGAATGTGATCACCCAAAATGTAAAAACAAAATTGATAGAGGTCTTGCATATGTTTGCTGCGAACAACAACCATATGGTGGAGAAAATGGCTGTGGATTATATTTTTGCAGTGATCATAGAGGAGAAAATGGAAAATGCGAACGATGTGAGAAAAATAAAAAACCATTTAAAGCAAAACCAGATATTGATGAGTGGATTCAGTGGAAATTAACTGATGAAAGTTGGGCTGAATGGAGGAAAGAGAATGAAGAATTTATTAAAAAATATTATAAATTAAATTGGCCAAAAAATTATAATTCAAATGAATAAATTTTCAGATCTTGTCACAGTTATATGTGTTACATGGAATAATTTTGATTATTTCATCTCAATGGCAATGAGTCTTGCTTCAGAGTCTAGAGACCCAGATATAAAATTAATAACACACATAAATGAAGATAAAAGAACAGAAAGATGGTGCAAGGGTGCAGAAGAAAGATATACTTTTTCAGAAATTAACCAAGGTATTTTTTGGCCACTAAATAATTTAGTCAATCTTGTTAAAACTCCCTATGTGTTATTTTGGGCAGATGATATTTTATTTTTAAAAGATTGGGATTATTATCTTTTAAAAGTTTTAAATTATTATCGCCAATATAATGAAGATAATATATGGATAGCACCAAGGTTAATAGAGCCAATAAATTGTTTTGCTCCCCAAGAACATCCATATTGCACTATACACGATTTTGGTAAAGAATTATTTGATTTTGATGATAAATATAGTGATGAAGCTTTAGAAAAATTAAGAGATAAAACAGTTAGAAGTTTACCAAACGGTAATATGATAATGTCTGTAAAAGCCTTTAAAGAATTAGGTGGTTATGATTTAAATTATAAAGCTGGAGCTGATAGTGATTTAACATGGAGATTTGTAAAAAAATATGGCACAAGTGGTATTAAACAAGTTGGTAGTTCTTTATGTTATCATTTTGGTAGTGTAGTTACTGGTAAGAATAAAGAAAGAAGACAAGAATTAGAAAAACAAGGTATTGAATTATTTCAGAAAAATCATGGATTTTTTATTGGAGACATAACAAATAAAATATTGAAAGGTGATTTATGAATCTTTATTTAATTGATGATGTAGATATTATAGCAGCTGAAAATGAAAAAGAAGCTATAGATTTTTATTTAACTGTAAGAGAAGATAATATAACTCCAGATGATAGTGAAATTGAGTTAATGACAGAAGATCAATTAAATAATTGGGTATATTATTATTTTCCTGGCACAGAAGAAGAAGGTGCAACAACAACTTTTAAGAAAAGATTAGAAGAATTAATTAAAGAGAACACAAAATTTCCAATGTTTTTTGCAACAACTGAGTATTAAATATTTTATGGATAAAACAATAGCATATAAAGTAAAAAATAATTGTAGACTTTGTGGTTCATTAAGGTTAAATGGTGTTCTAAATTTAGGACAGCAACCATTAGCTAATTCATATTTAAATAGTTTTGATTTATTAGAATCAAATGAAGATAAATATGAGTTGATATTAAATACTTGTTTAGATTGTGGACACAATCAACTTTCTATAGTTGTCAATCCAGATATGATATATAAAAATTATTTATATGTTTCTGGAACACCTGAGACATTCCATATGCATTGTCAAGATTTAGCAGATAAATATACAGATATATTACAATTAGGTGAAGCAGATTTAGTTGTTGATATAGCAGGTAATGATGGAACATTATTGTCAAAATTTATAAATAAAGAAAAATTTATAAATGTTGTTAATGTAGATCCAGCAAAAAATTTAGCAGAATCTGCAAGAGAAAAAGGAATTGATGTTTTTAGTTTATTTTTTAATGAAAAGATAGCTAAAAAAATAACATGGAAATATAATAAAAAAGCAAAATTAATTATTGCGCAAAATGTATTTGCGCATGTAGATGATTTAGATTCTTTTATGAATGGTATAAATGAATTATTAGACAATACTGGAATATTTGTTGTTGAATTTCCATATGCCATTGATATGTTTAATAGAACAGCTTTTGATACAATTTATCATGAACATTTATCTTATTTTCAATTAAGTTCGTTACAAAAATTTTTAAATAAAAAGGGTTTTTATATTCATGAAGTTGATTATTTTAAAAATATACATGGTGGGACAGTTAGACTTTCTATTTGCAAATCTATAATACATGAAAAACACTGGATAGAATTTAGAGATTCGTGGTATAAAAAATTTATACCAGAAAATATAAATAATTTTTTTAGAATCGATAAATTGTGTAATCTTAGTGATAAATCAATTTTTTCTCTTAATGTTGTTAATTTAAAAGAAAAAATAAAGATTCTTTTTGATAATATTTATGATTCTAAAAAAACTATACATATTTTAGGTGCATCGGCAAAAGGAAATACATTTTTAAATTATTGTTTTGATAAAGAGTATTTTAAAAATAAGCAAGTTATTTGTTATGATGAAAATAGATTAAAATGTGATAAATATTTACCCGGAACTTGTATTAAAATAAAACATCCCGACGATATATTGAAAAATAAAAAACACCCAGATTATATATTTATTACAGTGTGGAATTTTAAAGATGAATTAATACAAAGATTTAGAGAAAAATATAATTATAAGGGTAATTTTATAATAGCAATTCCTAATTTGGAGATAATATAGTGAGTGAATTTGGAGTTTTTGCAAAATCTACTTTATATTTGCATATAAATAATAATAAAAATACATATTATGAAAGAAGAATTACACATCCTTTATTTTCCGATGGAAAAGTACTTTGGTTAAAGAGTGATGGGTATACATCTTTAGAAAGAATTAAAGATAAAAGACTTATAAAAATTTTAGAAAATAAAATAACAACATTAAACAAATAGTATGAATAAAATAGATGTAACAGATAAATTTGATTTTGGTGACAATGATGGTGAATATTTACCTATAAGAAAATGTATATGTGGTATGAATTTTAATTATTGGGAATTTTTTATAAAAACATATTATGATTCTCCAAAAGAATGCCCAAACTGTAAAAGAAAGTTTTGTTTTTTAAACGAAATAAAAATTTATGAGATAGTAGATGAGTAGTATAGTTATTACAGGATGTTTTGGATTTATAGGAAAAAATTTTTTAAAAAAATGTTTAAAATTAGGTCACTATGTTTATGGTATAGACAATCTTTCATATTCAGCTTTAAATGAATATGACTCTGAAATTATGCAAAATGAAAATTTTAAATTTGTAAAAGAAGATATATCAAAATTAGAATATTTACCAGATTGTGATTATATAGTAAATTTTGCAGCAGAATCGCATGTTGATAATTCAATAGCTAATTCAGAGAAATTTTTAGACACAAATGTAAAAGGCACTACAAGATTATTAGATTTAGTTAAACAAAAATCTAATTATAAAATGCCACTATTTGTTCAAATATCAACAGATGAAGTTTATGGCGATAATAAAACACATAAATATTTCACAGAAGAGCAAATATTAAACCCTTCAAACCCATATGCTGCTTCAAAGGCTAGTGCAGATTTAATTGTTTTATCATATGCTAGAACACATAATATATCATATGTTATTTTTAGACCGACAAATAATTATGGCGTAGGACAACATCCTGAAAAATTTATACCAAAATCTATACAGCTTTTAATGAGAAAACAAAAGATACAAATTCATGGCGATGGTAGTTTTGAAAGATGTTGGTTACATGTAGAAGATACCTGTGATGCTATTTATAATTTTTTAAAAATAGATTTTATTAATAATAAATATAGAAATCAAATTTATAATATATCTAGTGATGAATTTATATCTATAGAAAAAATTGCTTATGATGTTGTTAAACATTATTATTTAACTGGATTTGTAGATCCATTAAAATTCATAGAATATAATTATGAAAGAAAAGGTGCAGATATAAATTATAGAATAGATAGTACAAAACTCAGATATGTTGTAGATTGGAAACCTTATAGAAAATTTACAGAAGAAATAGATAAAATAATAAATGATGTAAAATTAAATTTTAGGTGGTAAATGAAGAAAAAATTAAAACTACATCTTGGGTGCGGAAATAATATTCTTGAAGGTTATCATAATATTGATAAATATGTAAATAAAATAGGTGTTAGACAATTTGATATTACAAAGATGCCATATATTGACGGTGAGGTGGATGAAATATTTCATCAGCATGTTATAGAGCATTTAGATTTTCATGATGAAAAAATGGCTTTTGATGAATGGTATAGAATATTATGTAAAGGTGGTTTATTACATTTTGAAGTATTAGATTTTGAGTGGTTGTGTTTAAAATTTCTATCTGCACAAGATAATTGGAAGTCTTTTTATACTAAAATTCCAGATGATTATTTTGGTAATGGTTATAATATAAATGAAAGATGGTCTGTTCTTGCTGCGCATTTTTTTGGTAATCAATCTACAGATGGACAATATCATAAGAATATGTATACAGAAAAAAAATTATATAAGATATTAGAATCATATAACTATGATAAAATTTTTATAGAAAAATTTAACTATGATAAATTTGGAGAATTACAATGTTTAAGAGTGATGGCAATAAAATGATATTAAAGAGAAGAAATTTTATAAGATCTATAATAGCTTTTCCATTTTTTAAAAAAGAAGCTATTAATATTTTAAGTAAAGTAAATAATGGTATAATTATAACTGAAAATGGAAATGTATATGATAATTTTTCAAAAATAGCTCTTCCTTTAATTAGAAAAATGGATTATCAATTATTATCACATGAACTTTTAATAGTTACACCAATGAAAAATACAAAAATGCCATATTATTTTAATTATAGATATGAATAAATTTGATATTATATTACTTTATTATGATAATCCAAAATTATTAAGAAATTGGTTTAACAGATTATTATTTCATTCAGATTATTTAAGATTTCATAAATTAAGTAGAATTATAGTAGCTGATTCTGGGACACCATTAGATAAATTAGAAGAATCTATATTGACGTATCAAGATGTTATAACTTTTGATGTTAATATACATTTAAATACAGTTTATCTCAGAGCAGAAACTGAAGAGATAAGAAAATTAGTACCACCAGAAGTTGATGCTAGACCAGCATGCCATACTTATAATATGGCATTAGATTATTCAAGTGCCGATATTATATATACTTCAGTTATTGGTCAAATTTATAGTCCTAAATATTTTTCGAGAACTTTAGCTATACATTTACAAGATGATAAAGCAGTTGTTTTACCACAAAGATTTGATTTAGATTATAAAGATTATCACGAAAAGGGTTATAACGATAATTGGGAGTATTTAATATCATCAAATGTATTAAAAGTTTCAGGTGGTTGGCCAGATATGTCAGTTAGAAGAAAGTGGTTGCAAGAAGTTGGTGGTTGGGATGAAAACTATATCACAATAGCACCAGTTGATATGGATTTAGGCAGTAGATTAACTGGCTGTTTAGATGATGCATCATCTTCAGAAAGATTATTTACAAATAAAGAAAAATTTAATAATTTAGGATTAAAATTATATAAACCATATGATGTACATGAAGTCATATCTTTAACTTGTAATCAATATGATGGTCATACGCCGACAGAATCACCAAGAAGACAACTAGGATATCAAAAAGGAATAGAATATTATTTAAATAATTGGGGTAAAATTAAAAGAAATGAAAACAGAACACCAATACAATATAGGGAATATTAAATATGAAAGCTTTACAAGTAAGTGAAACATTAAAAAAAGTTGAACAATTAAAATATAAGATTGGTTTAATTAAAAAAAATCTAGATGATTTTAAAAAACAAGAAACAAAAGATAATAATGTAGCATATATAACAGGCTGCTTGACAGTTGGTGATAGTTTTACAATAAATAGTTATAATACTCAAAATACTCAACAATATAGTATATCAGTTACAATTCAACCAGAAATAGTTAAAGAACTTAGACCAATTTTAATAATTGAATTAGAAAAATTATTATCTTTTTATGAAAATGAATTAGAGTCTTTAGAAATATAATATGATTACATCTACAGAATTTTTACAAAATCTTAATATTGAAGCAAAAAAATATTATGATTTGAGTATTAATGATAATATTGAAAGAAGTGATATTTGGAAATCTAATTTTGACGGTTTAAAGTATCATATTAACTCAAATGAATCACCTATTGATAAAATATCTGATATTTTATCAACTCAATTTTTTTCTAGTGGCATTTTTAATAAAGATGTTACAAAAAATGAAATAGTATATTGTATTGAGTATTTAAAAGATAATTATGATTTAAATATTGAAGATTTTTTAAAAGAAAATATTACCGAATCAATTTTTTCTAACCACGATAAATTAATATTGTTTGATAATAAACATTATATTTCATCTGATTATTTTAGACATTTATTTGCTATTTTAGAAATTAAAAAATATTGTAACTTAAATATTGATGATAGGTTAAATATAGTTGAATTAGGATCTGGTATCGGTGCTTTGGGTAGAATTTTTAAATTAATGTTTAGTAATTCAAAATATTTTTTTATTGATATACCAGAAAGTTTATACTATGCATTTTTATACATAAGATTAAATTTTCCAGATAAAAAATATAAATATATTACTTCAAATGATAAAATAAATATAAATGAAGATATTGATTTTTATTTTATTCCAGCAAAATATATTGAATCTATTTACAATAATAAATTTGATGTATTTATAAATGAATGTTCAATGGGTGAAATGAATCAAAAAACTTTAGATTCTTGGTTTGATTTTATACAAAATAAAATATTAGTTGATTATTTTTATAACTTCAATCGTTATTATGATGACGAGAGATCAAATGCATATTTGGCATATGATAATAAATGGGAATTATTGCATGAAGATATAAATCCAAAATATAATGAAATCCCTAATCATCCATATGGAAAATATTTATCAATAACGCATAATTTTGAAAAAATAACAAAAAGAATACATTGAAAGAAATTTTTTATAATATATTAGAAACTTTAATAGAAAAAATTACGTTAAATGACAATGTTGATTTTAAAGATATTGAAAATAATGTAGAAATAAGATTGTTGAACGATAAGTTAGTTGAAATAATAAACACAAACAACTTATTGATATCTAAATTGTTTTTAACAAAATTGCTTGTATTTTTTATTTATGTAAATAATATTAAAGTTTTAAATAATACTTTAAAAAATGGTAATTTAAATAAGACTAATTTATTAGAATTAATACAAGATAATTTTTTAAAAATTAAAACTTTTAAAAATAGCGAGTTTAAATATGAGAAAATGATAGCTGTAATGCATTGCTATGATATGTTTGAAACTGCATATATTTCAACACAAATATTAAACAATCATAATATATTTGATAAAATAGTTTTATGTTTTCCAAAAAATGGAAAATATGAATATAATTCTATAGAAAAAATAAAAAATATATCAGATAAAATTGAAATAAAATTTATAAATAACTTAAGAGATATTAATATAAAAGATATGTATTCTGCAGATGTAATATATGATTATTTTTATAAGAAAGAATTTATTGGTTATGATTATACATTAATATTATATCAAGATACTTGGCTTCTTGATATAAATAAGTTTAAGAAACATTTTGAAAATTTTAAAAATCAAGACTGTGAAATAATGTCTTATTATACATGTACAACAGGTGACGTTGCTACTGATTTTTTTCTATTAAAAAATTGTGAAAATGTTAGAAATTATTTTATTGCAAATGAATTTAAAAACATAGGTAGGGCTCAGTTTGAATATATTTTTGGTAATGGTGTACAGAATAATTTAAAATGTTATTTTTATAATACTAAAGAAACAAAAATACACCAATACGGTTATAGTTCAGTTACTGGTAAAGTTCATTTACACACATATGTTCAAAAAAAATATTATATAGATTTATATGAAAAATATTATAATATAAAAGTAGACTATGATAATTATCTTTTAAGCTTAGAAGACAATAAATCAAATAAACATGATATACAACATAAACATTTAGCTGGTAATTTTGAAGATAATGGTGCAATATGCCAATAAAAATTTCTATATATGAAGATTTACCAGAAGATGTTAAAAAATATTTAGATACACTTATTTTATCTTTAAATTTTAATAACTCAAAAGAGATAGGATTGTTGTATCAAATTGCAGAATATTCTTATGCATTGGGTAAAGCAGAGGGATTCAAAGATTGTAAAAAAATATATGAACAATAAACTATCAGCTTTAATAATTCATCCATCAAATTCAAAAAAAATATACCAAGAATTATCTAATAATTATTCTGCTATAGAACCACCTTTATGGGCTGGGTTATTAGCTACATATATTAGAAATCATAATTTTTCAGTTAAAATTTTTGACACAGAAGTTGATATAGATTACGATTATTTAAATAAAGCTAGAGAGTTACAAAAAAACTACAATAATACTAGTGTGTCTTTTAATGAACATACTAATGAAGATTTTGTTTCATGGAAAGTTTTAGAATTAAATCCACAATTGGTTATTATACCTGTTTATGGGCAACAACCAAGTGCTTCAACACAGTTGATTGATATTACAAAAAAATTAATAAAAGCTATTAAATCTAGAAAATCATGGCAGAAAATATTAGTATTAGGTAATCATATATCAGCTTTACCAGAACAATCATTTAAAGAATTAGAATGTGACTATATTGCAATTGGTGAAGGTTGTAGAACAATAATAGATTTATTAGAAAATAAACCAGAGAATGAAGTTAGAGGTTTATTATTTTTTGATTATGCAAAAGAATTGCATTCAGACGCATTATCTAATGCTGAAGCATTCAACTATTATTTAACATATGGTCCAGCAGCAACAAATTTAACAGAAAAAGAATTAAACGAAGAGATGCAAGAGTGTGCTTGGGATTTATTGGATTTAACAAAATATAGAGCACATAATTGGCATTGTTTTGAAAATCCAGATAAAAGAACGCCATATGCCTCTATTTATACATCACTAGGTTGTAACTTTAAATGTAATTTTTGTATGATTCATTCTATTTTTAATGAACACAAAATGAGATTATGGTCACCAGAAAACATAGTAAAGCAAATTGATAAATTATATAATGAATATGGTGTTAGAAATATAAAAATAGCAGATGAAATGTTTATGATGTATAAAAAACAAGTTCATGCTATATGTGATTTATTAATAGAAAAAAATTATCAAGATTTAAACATATGGGCATATGCAAGAATAGATACTGTAAGAGAAGATTATTTACCAAAATTAAGAAAGGCAGGGATTAAATGGTTAGCATTAGGTATAGAATCTGGTAGTGAATATGTAAGAGATGGTGCTGATAAACATTTTACAGAAAATGATATAAAAGAAGTAGTTAAAGGTTTGCAAGATTCTGGTGTATATGTTATAGGAAATTACATATTTGGTTTACAGCATGATACAAAAGAAACTATTGAAAATACTTTAAAATTAGCATTAGAACTAAATACAGAAATGGCTAATTTTTATTGTGCTATACCCTATCCTGGTTCAGAGTTATATAAAATAGCATTAGATAAAAAATTACCATTACCAGAAAATTGGGAAAATTATTCTCAACATAGTTATGGATTTGTTCCAATGGCTACAGATAATTTAACGGCTATTGAAATATTAAGATTTAGAGATAATGCTTTTAATTTATATTTTAATAATGAAAATTATTTAAATATGATAGAACAAAAATTTGGATTTAAAACAGTAGAACACATAAAAGAAATGTCTAAAATAAATTTAAAAAGAAAATTATTTGGAGATTAATTATGGATGAAGGTAGTAATGAAGAAATGGTTAAAATGGAAATGGAAAGACGTCAAAGAATAATAGATTTTGTTATTAAAGAATATAATAATGATGCAAAAGAATTTGCACTTATTGTAACCAGAAGATCAGATAATAGAATTGAATATCATCATTCAGAGCATAATGGTTATATTATTTATTATTTAAGATCTGTTGTTGATTCTCTCAAAGATGCTATGATAATGAATAGAGTTATAAATTATTTAAATGAAAGATTAGGTTAAAAACATACATATAATAATTAATAATAAGGAGAAATAAAATGAGTTGGTCAGTTAATATAGTAGGTAAATCAGAAAATGTAATTCAAAAATTAAATGATTATTCTGAAAAATTTAAAGATGAATCAAAGAAAG